CAGCCATCGGTAAATCCGGTGATTGCGGGTGAGGGGTCTGCATCATGCCCCCCACTAAGCGAGCGAATTGAGAGTATGCACCCTGTAATTCGTTCACCATCCTGAACGGGAACCCAGATAACATCTCGGCCCGTTCCTCATCCGTTTTTGACGGGAAGAGGTATTTCAGTGCTTCAATGCTATCAACACCTAATTCTTGCAGATTTCGAACAACAATGGAGTTGTTCAGAATATCTTGCGTCGAATCTTCGTAGACGGGGCCTAACCATCTCCAAAGAATGGTGATATCACCGTCTGGAATCAGGCCGGTGACACCAGGGGGAATCTGTTGCGTTTGCACTGAAGCCATCATCAGCTGTTTCAGCTGAGTGTTGAAGCCATCTAAAGCAGCTTCATATAAATCCAGCTCATCTGCAGAAGCGCCTTCTGCTGGCTCCACCGGCTTCTCAATACCTGCAGCAGCTGCCAGAGATTCGCGGAAAAGCTTTTCTTCCTGGAAAATAATCAGTTCTAAGCAGCGGCACAATCCATGGGTATAGATTGAATTTGCCTTTTTCTTCGATGTTGCAGCAACGCGACCAAACAGTGATTTGTATTCAGTTGCGGTAACGCCTGCTGAAATTGACAGCTCATCTACGCCACCAAGTGCAGTACGAATTTCTTCTCGGTACTGACGGGCAAATGCGTTTTGGTCACCAGTAATAGCATCTGGAACGATGTAACCAACTCGGTCGTTTGGCTCCAGGTTTGCAATCACGCGTGGGACGCGGATCTGTCCGTCAACCCCGCGAGTGATTGGATCTTGTTTAAAGGTAGAGCGACTGTAGGCACTCATGCTGCCGAAGCCAGAGTTCGCCGCAATGGACGGACGCTGCACCGTACCATCAGTACCTGATTCCATCAGGTCCGTCTTAGGACGAGACGACAGAAGTGTTGGGTTACCAAAGAACTGAACGTTCTTCCGCATGGTGCGCACCAACTCATCGTGCGTCACAATGTGATTTGCTAGGGCATCAAATTCGCCATAGCCTTCCATTGCAAATCCCTTGGGGTTGTTGAAGATCTCAACGCAAGGAATAAAACCAAGGGAATTTTTAAATTTCTTGGTGCGACCAGGAGTCGTAAAGGATGGGAGGTCAAAGGACATTTCGCCCTCTGAATGGGTCTCCTCAATCTCTTTAGCTTTGATCGAAAGTTTGATATATCGCTTGGCGCCCTGGTCAGCAGTGATCGGACTGCCGCTTAAATTGGTGACATTGATGTTGTCACCAAAACCAAAGCCACGCCGCACCTTGTAGCTGTAGATAATAATGACTTCTTCCAGCTCACCGTCTACGTTGTAGAAGCTGCGGTATTCGTGCTCGCGGAAATAGTAAAGACGATAGTTTTGTTTTGTGGGACGAATGTAAAAAATACCTTTGCCGTCACACAAGAAGTAATCCCAAATGGAATCCAGACGTGTATCAAGCTGGTTGTACTTGATCACACGGTCGATAAAATCCTTCCGTTGATTACCAAAATTATCTTGTCCAGGAAAAAACTCGACACCCTGACGGATGCCAAACAATTTCATCTGTGCCAGGTGGGAGGCAACGACGCTGGTATCAACAACAGCCCCTCCTTCTTTTTCGATGTAGGCGTTGATGATCTCTTGGAGTCTGGCCTTAGCGTCAGTTGCCATTCACTTGTTGCTCCCTGGCTTTTTTGATCTTAGCAGTTTTCTTTTCTTCTTTCTTTTTCCGAAGCCAGATACTGAAGAACGTCATTTCAGCCGGAGTGTATAACTCTGGATGCTTTAACGCACGCTTGACCAGCTTCTTTGTTTTCATCAGGACACCATCTTGTTCTGGAATCCAGCCGGAACCTGTCCGTACTGAGGGCCATAAAAGAACTGTGGGTTTGCCATCCCAGCCATATTTCCTGGAGCACCAGGGATATTCATGGCTTGACGAAACTGAATATCAATGGCGCCTTCGCGGCCAGGCTGATCTTTAGGGAAGATACGAGCCGGGGGTTGCTGTAAAGGATTCAGCTGCGGGCCACCAGCGGGACGACGCTGTTGGTTTTGGATAACAAAATCCGCACCGAATGGGTTACCAGCAAGATTTTGAAGTCCACCTGGGCGCATGGCACCTTCGTTGCCCATGCCACCGCCGTAGAATCCTCCTGGTTGCGTTGTATAAAACATTTACGTTTACGTCGATTTTTCTATTTTACTCGTCTTCTTCTAGTTCATACAAAGAAGGGTCCGCAACCTTGGAGATATGAATGCCATCTCCTTGAATGTCCCAATTAAGAATATCGCCTTCTCTCCAGCCCATCTCCTCCATCAATTCTTCAGGGAAGGTGAGGAACTGTTCGCCGTTCTCGTCTTCTTCCACTTCGAGGATGTAGGTCATTTTGTCAAAAGCTTTTCCATAAGCTTATCAAGCTTATTATTAATTTCGCGAAAGTTATCATGCATTTCTTTGATTTCTCTTAAAAAATCAACCTTGAGAACGTAGTCCAGCGGCATGCGATTGATTTGGTCTTCCAAGAGATCAATCCTTCGTTTCTGTGAATTGGTGTAGTTAAAGGCCTGCTGGATATCCTGCGTTTGACGGTTTAAAATTTTGTTGGCTACCCAGGTGCCACCGCTCACGGCGGAAGCAATAGCTGTTAAAGCCAGAGCGATGTATTCGGGACCCACGATTTTTTCGATTTGCTTTCTTTCAATTCTAGAATTAGAAATCAAGATGCAATTGCCCCTTCCTGGCCAAACCAGTTACCAACCATACAAGCGCATCAACACAGTCGTCATGACTACTGACGCCGAAATTTGTGAGTTCCTCGAAGAGATTTGTGAAGTTCCGGAAACGGTTGAAGATGATCTTGCGATCTTCAAACATACCGATGATGCCCCTAAACCGTGCCAACTTGTCTGCACGGAAACCTTTGACTGGATGCCAGATGAGGTTGTACAGACCTTCATTATTCAAGCAAACCCGTTTGAAGTCAGCCTCCAGGGAGGCCTGATACTGGACAGCTTCTGACCAGATATCACACGTTGAGTAAGTTGGGAAGTAATTTCCGTTGTCGTCACGGCCAAGTACTGACCAGTCATTGAGCAATTCTTTCATGGCATCCAGCTTTTCAAGGTTGCCCATGACGCGAATGCGCCGGTAATCGATGATATGGATGCGATCTCCAATGCGTCCTCCCAGGACCATTACCGTGTAGTCATTCTTTTCCTTCACACCCGCTGAAAGGTCAACACCAATCCCAAGCGCATCAAACTCAGTTGCAATCTCAGCCTTAACAATCAGCTCTGGCGCCAGGGACAGTTCGTTCTGTCTGACGACCTGATTCATGTACTGGAAAGAGAAGGCAATAGGTGCCTGCCGTTTCTTTTCCTTTAGGTAATCCAGGGACCACATTTCTGGCCAGTAGGATTCTTCATCCCCTGTTTTGGGATCTGTCTGGATGGCAGAAAGAACAATTTGCGTCCAGTTGTTTTGCTCGTTAAAAGTTGTGGAGTGAATGTCGTCATGACGGAAGCGCGTCCCAAGACAGATCGCCCTTGCGCCCTCAAACATGGTGGGAGCAATCACCGCGTTCCAGTTATCCTGCATCATCTTTCGGATGTCAGGGTTAGAGATATCAGCGGCTGACTTGATAGCGTCATCAATCATCACAAGATGAGAACGCTTGGAGGTCACCGAACCCTTTAGACCAGCAGCACAGAGCGTGAACTGTTCATCACCGGTTACGTCAATGCCGGCAAACTTGTGATCAATGGACCAGTACTCGTTACTGGTGACGTTCTTCAGAAGGCGGACGGTAGGAAAAACTTCTTGGTACCGTTTACTTTCAATAATTCTTTTGATGGTTGCCGACTTGGAGCGAGCAATATCAACCGTGTAGGACAGATAAAGAATCTGCAGTGGAAGTTTTGCTTGGGCGTGAATACCAATAGCCCATGCCGTCAACAAGCCAAGAACTGTACTTTTAGCAGAACCACGGGGAGCAAGAAGATCAATATTGGGTCCAGCAATCTTGATCAGGCAATTACTATCTTCGTTCGTAATAAAATGCCGATGCCAATCCAGGTGGTGCCTGGCGGGTTTTTTCTTTTCATCCATGAACTCGCAAAAGTAACTAAAGTCTTCGCGAGCACGCTCAATAGCTTCTAAGTTTTTCTGTGGCTTAACGTTGTACTTCTGCGCAGCAGCTTTTGCGTTGCGGCGATACGCAAGATGTACGTAGGAAGGCACAGTAGTAATTCAGAGTTATCTGAATCCTACATGATTAACTTTTGCTGCGTTTCTGCTCTTGATACTTGCGTGCTTTATCTAAAGCAGCACGACGTTTTTCTTTGTCCGACATTTCGGACCCGTCTTCATTTTTTGCTTCTTTCTTCTTGAAGTGCTCAAGAAGTTGAGGCGGCATTTTCCCTTTAGCCATATCAGCGCCCCAAGCTCCGCATACGCTCAACTAACTGTTGATATTCAGGGGTACCAGCATCTGGCATCCGGTTCGCGCGGCCAGGGCCAAAAGCAATGCCAGAACGGGGGCCTTGACCTGCACCACCAAAGGCTGCACCAAACACGCCAGCGCCACGCTCTACAGCACCACCAGGAGCAACAGGAGCACCTTCGCCACGCTGAGCAGCAGCTTCCTGGAACTGACGGAACATTTCTTCCCGACGACCAGTGCGATCACGCTCACGGGTCACTTCACCACGGCGATACGTTGCTTCTTCAAAGCCGGGAGGAACTGCGCCAGGAGCTTCACCTGGGAACATCGAAGCGCGACCAGTTTGTGGGCCACCAGAACGGCGAGCTTGCAGAGCTTCTGCAATACCTTCCGGAGCCGACTCCTCACCACCTTCTGCGCCACGAAGGGCAGCACGACGTTGCTGAATACCTTCGCGAGAAGCACTGGCTGCTTTCATGCGGGCAGCTGCGCCACCGGCTAAAGCTTGGTTCTGTGTTTGAGCGCCCATGGTTTTCTACTTGTTAATCAATATTTTAGGTGGGGTAACCCTATTCTTCTAGTTGCATTCTAGCCCACACACTCATGGATGCTTCTTGAAGAGGACCTTCAATTGGATCATCTTTAAAAATAAACATCAACTCACGAATGGCGCGGTCAGCACCAGCCATTAACAAGCCCTTTCGATCACGGCTCGCAGTGAACTGCTCGATCTGAGCAATAGCGCCACGGAGTTCTTTTTGCATGCTGGCAATACGTGCAACACCAGCATCGCGCTTGACGACCTCCATCTCAACAGCATCACGCAACTTGCGGATGTCCTCTTGCATTTCTTCAATCTCATACAAGAGTGTTTTGCGGTGGTCCGCCTTCTTGTAGTTTTGATTGACCCAAAGATCACATGCAACGATGCTCCCCGTATACCCAAGGAATCGGGCATACAGGAAACATTCGATCACCGAATTATTGTCCTTAGCAAAAGAGCAGAAGGATTCTTGAACAGAAGAATCAAGATTATCGACCCACTGGTCGAAAACCTCAATATCGATAAGCTCGTTGGGCCTGACCGTAGTCTCGCTCTTCGTCCTTTTGCTTGAACTGCTGCTGCTGTTCAGCTGAGGTTCGCTGTTCTGTTGCACCTTTACCGATGGTTTCTCGTTCTTGAGCACCGGTTTCCTCCATCTTCTTCTTTGAGAATTCGTAGGCTACTCCAGCCGCCTGGCGATATTTGTCAATATCAAACCAGTCGTCTGTGTTGTAAGTATCCGTGATATCCGTAGTAGCCATACTACCAGCTCAGATCAGAAGTTGCTCATCATGCCGGCCAGGCCGGTAGCAAAAATGTCGCGACGGCCTTCAACGCTCTTTTGGCGCTGCTGGCGTTGCTTGGATGATTCCAGACGCTCAAGCAGTTGCTCAAACTTGCTGATATCAAAATAGTCGTCGTTGGTGTTTCCTGCGACAGTCATTGTTCTATTATCAGAAGTTGCTCATCATACCGGCTAAACCGGTAGTAAAGATATCGCGACGACCTTCAACGCTCTTTTGGCGTTGTTGGCGTTGCTTAGACGACTCCAAGCGATTGAGTAGTTGCTCGAACTTGGTTATATCAAAATAGTCGTCTTGGGTGTTGCCTGCAACAGTCATGATTATTCAATAACCAATAAATTAATTATAGGGGATGTGTTTCTAGAAGCTGAACGCTCCCACAAGGGATTTGTAAATATCACCCTGGGCAGCAATCTTCTGAACTTCCTTGGCACCCTCGTTCTTCAGTTTCTGGGTTTCTTTATCAATCTCACCCTGGAGGTTGGTTAAACCAGCGCTGTAAAGGAACTGGCGGGAGTCACGAATGTTCTGAAGTTGCTGCTCAATTTCAGCAGGGGTTCCAGTGAAGCCCTCGCCAAACGCAGGAAGCTCAACCTTGGTACCACCCTTAAGATCACCTGCGTAGGTAGGAAGTAAACTCTTATCAAACGTGAAGGTACGTTTGCCAGTCTTCTTGCCTTCGGCATCGGTTTTCTCCTTGCCGAACATGGTGTCGTAATAGGAATCAAGATAGCTGCGATTGAACTTATCTTGATATTCCCTGCCCTTGTACAGCGATTCCTTAAGGTCGGTAACCGTTTGGTAGTAGCCGCCCTTAAAGCGCTCCAGGCCGGCAGTTTTCTCTTCTTCGGATGCCTTGCGTCCCAGAATTTCTTCGTAGGCGGCTTCCAGGCCAGTACCAAAACGCTGGGGCGCAATCTCACTCTGGTAGAGCTGAGCAAACTGACCGACATCTCCTTCCTTGCCGGTCATTTCATACTTCGTGGTGTAATCACGAAGATAATCTTGAGCTTGCGGGAAGCTGATTAAACCGCCGCGCAACTGAGATTCAATAGATTGTTTGAAGGGTTCATACCCAGCTTGAGCAGACGCCGAACGTGCGGCTTCTTTAGCAGCAGCTGCTTCTTCTTTTTGAAGAATACGTTGTTCTTCCCGTGTTGCACGCTCACGGTAGAACACACGATCTGCTTCCGCCTGTTGCAGCTGAGTTTGCTGCAGGCCGTAAAGCTGAGCATCACGTTGCGTTTGATACGCAATCTGACGATTTGAGAAATCTTGGTTAAATGCCTGGGCAGAATCTGCCCGTGCATCTGCTTTGAGATCTAATTGATACCGGCGATCATTTGCTGTGGTTTCAAGACCCAGCATTTGATTGCGATAATCTTGATTTCGAAGAGCTTCTTTTTCTTCGAACTTCAGTTCTTCTTCACGGATGCGACGTTGCTCCCGTGCAACTTCAGCTGAGTTATCCCTAGGAGCGCCTCCACCCATCTGATTTGTTCCTCAATATTAGTTACATTCTAACTTGCTTATTACCCGTAGAAAGTCGGGGTGTAGTTGCCGAACATTTTATCCATAACACCACGTTGAATTGCGACAGCTTCTTCGATGCGACCTTTGCGTTCCCGTTGCGATACCTGACGTGCTTCTGGAGACAGCGCGATACCAAGGGCTTGACGTTGACGATAACCTTCTTCAGCCGTTTCCATGGGGCGCTCAAAGAGTGCACGAAATTTACCGGCGCGTTCTTGAAGTTGTTGCTCTTGTGTGCGGCCCAGGCTACCTAAGGCAAATTGATTGTCTGCCATGCGGAATTGATTGCTGGTATCGATAACAGAGTTCAACGCATCCATGGACTTGCCGGCAAGCATGTTGCGCATTTCGCCTGCTTGTTGTACGGCACGATTCTGAAGATCCCCCTGGTTCTTGACCAGGAAAGCATTCATGCCGTAAACGTAATTATCAGTACGTGCGTCTTGAGCAGCCTTGATGTTTTGCAGGTCTGCAATCTGCCGGTAACCGCGATCCAGGCGGTTTTGTGACATGGCCATCGACTGGCCCATCAAACCGGCTAAAGCAGCGTTGTTAGCGGCATTGGCTTGGGTTTGAGCAGCAGCCCGCATGGCCTGCCCTTGGAAGATACCACCGACCACATTGCCGATAGCACCTAAACCAAAACCTCCGAAAGTACCCCAATCAAAGGCCATACCGCCACCGCCTGCTGTTTTAGAAACTGCGTTTAAACCACTGTTGGCAACTTTATCAAGAGCGCCTGCTCCATATACTTGATCAAATAGACCCATGGATATGAAGACCTTTCATTTATTTTAGATCAGAAATATGTTGCTGCGCCCGGAGGATTAACTGCAGGGATGGCGTAAGGAGTACGGAAGGCTTGATAAGCACGGCCAGCTAACTCAGGCATTGCTGCCGTCATGTTAGCTGCATACTGTGCAGCTTCTGGCGTGCCATAAGGATTCATGGACATTGCGATACCTTTAGTCAGGTTCTCAATGCCACTGCTCAGGGTGTTAAACATTGCCCCCTTCCATCCCTTACGCGTTTGATATTTATCCGCTAATTCAAGCATCTCCTGTTGATAAGGAATTGAGCTTTGATAACGTTGTTGCTCAACAATACCTTGTACCAACTTGTCAGATGCTGACGGCATACCCGTCATGTAACCCTTCAAGATTTCCTTCTGTTCGTCAGGAGTGAAATTTTTGATCTGATCTTTTAATGACTGATAGCCCTGCAGGAATCCACCGAAGAGATCCCCGTCAGTCGAGCCAAAGCCCTGCTGACCCGCCAAGGCCATACCTGGAAAACGGCCTTGCAGTTTGGAGGTATCAAAGGTGGATGCCATGAATCAATACCGGAAGGTAGAAGATGCGTAGGGGTTGCTGGTCATCATGGTCCGCAGGTTCTCACCAGCCTGGGCTTGGGAACCACCAGCAAGCTGGAAGGCGTACTGCTGACGGTTCAGAGCACCAGTCAGTTGACCGAGTTGTTGGTTCAGCTGCATTTGACGCTGCATGTCAGCGTTCTTCATCTGGTTGGCATACGGCATCAGAGCAGCAGCCTGCTGAACAGGAATGTCCACACCAGAGAGGCGCATCAGCTCAGCAATTTGTTTTTGCTCACCGGTCAGGTTGCTGAGGCCCACGCCACCAGCGGAAGTGCCAGGGATGGCGCCAGGGGTTTGACCAGCTTCACGTTGGGCGGAAGGAATGTTACCGACAGCAGCCTTAGCAGCGCCGATACCAGCACCAACACCAGCGCTAGCGAGCGTACCGGCCAGAGCTTGGGTTGCACCACCGATGAAAGGAGCAGCGGCCTTAAGAGGACCAGGGAGAGCGGCAGCGGCACCACGGGTGACTGCAGCACCAACAGGAGCAGCGGCACGGGTTACGCCAGCACCAGCGGCAACTTGAGCGGCGCCACCAAGAACATCACCACCGAGCATGCTCTGCACACCGGGTGCAGTTGCCGCGCCGTACTTTCCCACCGCACCGAGTGCCGGGGCTACAGCCGCACCAGCACCTTTGAGTTTGTTGAGAAGTTCTTGGAAGAAACGAGGATCTTCTTGACCAGAACCTGGGGCACCAAGACCAGAGGTCAGAGGGCCGGTGCTGGAAGGAACTAAGGCACCGCCGGGCATACCCGACTGAGGCGCTTGGCTGGACCCAGCTGGGTAACCGACGTAAGCCATATTTAAAAGCAGCTTATGTTTCTAGATGTTTTAATTTTATCAGCCTACATACCTTGCTGATAATTCCCTAACTCTTCGAGTTTAGGACGATTTGCTGTTGCGATAACTTCGTTAATTAAGTTACCAGCGGTAACGCCAGCGGTAGAACCAGCAAGGCCGCCAAGTACGCCACGAATAGCGCGTTGACGTGGGTTACTAGCAGAAGCAACCGCTTTAGATGCCGCAATCGAACCTGCCGCAAAGCCACCCACCATTGGAATGGTAACAGGGAAACCCAACATCCTTGCTTCTGGATACCCTTGAAGATTTTCAGAGGTTGCTTTAACAATACCTAGATTCAACAAACCACGTTCGTTGTACAAGAAGTTTTGATAGTTAGCGTACCTTTGTGGCGTGAGTGTAGGAATATCTTGTTTTGCTGTCTCGTACTTCAGAGGTTCGCCAGTGCGTCCCATGAAGAAGCGTTCAACTAATTCTTGCGCAGGCTGAGATGTTTCACGGCGATCTTCCGATCCCGTCTCTGAATAAGTCTGGGCATAACCAGTCGGTCTAAACAGTTGACCAGGATTCAAAATGTTGTAAGTACCAGCGGCAGAGATGGCTGGAGCAGCAACAGCCAATGCAGCAGCAGCTCGTCCCGTTGGAGATTCAATTCCCTTAACTCCTGCCTCCACACCCTTCTGAGCTACAGCAAGCGGATGGTTATAACGCCACCAATATGTACGGGTGCCGTCGTTTGCCGCATCAACAATCAAACGTGATGCATAAGCACCCAAAAACTGAGCCGGAGTTTCTTTTAAAGAAACACCTTGGCCTGCAACAGCTTTTTTAAAGCGCGGATCTAAGATGCTTTGGCCGTAACCAAGACCACCCTCAAGGTTAAGTTGATTGGTGGCCTGTGCAATATCTGCTTTACGAGCACCGGTTTTGATATCTTCTAAAATATTTTTGATTTGGAAATTCATCGCAGCGCACCCCCACGCATAATGCCGTAGGGATCCAAGCTTTGATCGCCCATGGTACTGCGACCAAGCGTTGATTCAATCCCCTGCATCTGGAACATGGTTCCAGGGGATAGTGCCTCGCCTTGAAGTTTATTGATCAAATCACGTTGTAATAGTTGTTGCTCAGCAGTAGCCGTTTGATCCATGACAACAGGCTCTGCCATCAACTGTTGAAGTTCTTGTTGAGATAGGTTTGCAATCTGTGCACCCGCATACAGAGGGTGAGTTAATATTGCAGCCCCAACGCTGCCGCCGCCCATGGCAATATGCTGCAAGGTTGAAAGCTCACCTGGTTTAGAGCCAGCAAGAAAATTAGCGGCACGTTGGCCCGTAACTTTAGATAAAGCTTGAGGTGTTACTTTGCCTGCCAATCGACCAGCGGCAGTTGAAAGGCCCATATCCAAAGCACCGGTTGCCAATGCTGCTGGCATCCCGCCACCAGCCATCAGTGTGAAGCCCCCGCCAAGGACGGCCCCTGGTACAGAAGCTTTTGCAACTTCTTTGGTTGCAGGAGCCATCATGGCCTGGCCCATGCGAGAACCAAGGATTCGTTGAAGTGCTTGGCCCGCAAGTTTAACCATTGTATTGGCGCCCTTTTAATTATTATATTGCGGTTATTTTTGTGGGCTTGGAGGTTGCTGTGCTTCTGTTGCCGCTTCTTCTTCTCCCACTTTTTCTTCCTTCTTGACCTCCATCGGTTTCATTACCCCCTTCCGATCAAGAAGCTGCGCGATTGACATCTTCCCTTCCATTTCATTGTCCACACGATTCTCCGCCACCGCCATCAGATAACCATTGGGATCTGGGTTCTTCATGCGTGGCATTGGATTCTTTGCCGCCTTATCCGGTTTTACCGTTGGGCTCAAACGATATGCCTCAACCCACACTGGATTAAAGTCGGGTTGATCTTGAGGGCGCTGAGGTGTTACCGCCCTCCCTTCGTTAAAGTCATAATCAACCGGACGGTTAAAGCGTCCCAGGCCTTCAAACAACTCATACTGAGGATTGACTTCGGCGTTGTCGTCAAAGAAAGGTGAGTTTGAAACAAAGTTGAGGCTAGGGTTCAGATTCCTTTTGCGCGTCATCATGCGCTTTAGGAGGTCGCCTTCAGTAAAGCGTGAAGGGTTCCAGGGGTATTCACCTGTATCAGGTTTGGCCCGAAACAGTGTATCAAAATCTAAATTCTTGCGAATTTGACCTTGATTGTTAAACGGGTTCGTAACGTAACGACCAAGATCAAGCCGGTGGTCTTTAGCCATTAACCCTCAGCCTTACTTTCTTTTTTCTTCTTGTGTAATCCTACCAGCGTCTTGCGGAGGTTTGCCTGCTTCACCGTTTTCTCATCGTACTTTTCTGGGTTAGAAAGTACGTTCTCTTGAAGTTGAGCAGAGCTAATCCCTTTGCGTTTGGCTTTGGCAGTGAAGGCGCCTTCCTTCATCTCCATGCCTTGAATCCACTTCTTTTCTTTTTTCTTTTTTTCTTCAGCCATCAGATCAAACCTTGTTTAAAACGAGTGAGGAAATTTTCTGCGGCACCAGGCTCATTTGATAATTGTAGCGTCCGCAATCTAGTTGACACATCTGCCGACGCACGTCGTTGAAGTTGTTGTTGGGCATTGTACTTATCTTCTTCGCTGCCGTACATGGTCAACTCGCCCAGTTGCTCATCCGAAAGTTTGGAATAAGGATTAGGCAGATCTTCTAAAGCAATTTTACCTTCTGCTTCAGCTGCTGTTTGCGTTGGGCGACGTTGTGCAGCTGGAGAATATTCGTAGCCAACTTCCCCATATTCAGATTCGCCAAACTGACCTAGCTTGCGGATAGCACCAGGAGCGAATGCAGACTCAAAACCATAGACGCCCATGCCACCTGCACGAGGGGTGCGTACATATTGTTGTGTTTGCCTTAGTGGGATAACGGGTTCAGGAAAAATTGTTTTTGAACTTTCTTCTAGATCTTCACGGGTAACGCGGCCCATGCCACGAATGCCACCTTCATACCCAGCTTGTTGAGAAGCAGGCTTTCCAATGCGTTCTTCGCCCTGTTTGAGGGGTGCTACAGAACCAACATTTTCCACAACTGAAAGAGCACTGGGCATGCCCACTCGCTCAATGCGACGAGTTTCTTCCTGCAGAGGTGCCATCACTTCCCTGCCTTCTGGGAAGTTTGCCCGCATGTTCTCCAGCAGTTGCTGCTCTAGCTTCTCACCAGCAAATCCTTGGGCGGCAAGACGGCGGCGTTCATCGGAACTGCGGGTACGTGCTACATCAATTGGGTTGAGTTCACCACGTTCTTGACGGATGATCTCCTCTGCCGTGTTCTTAAGCTCAAGTGCGCGGGCAATACGTTGATTAACTTGAGCAGCCTGGGCGCGGTTCTCAGGGCCGTAGTCGTAACCAAGATCAACTTCCTGTGCACGCAAATAGCGTTTGCCTTGCTCGACAAGTTGGTTGATGCGCCCGCCAGATTCAGCCTGATCAACGGGAATGCCGTCGGGTGTTAATGATGCTGCAACATCAATATTGTTGGTTTGATCTTCTAATTGATCAATGGCGCCAAGGTTGATGTCTTCGTTGCGCTGAAGCTGTTGCCGTACGCGGCCAGTGGCTTGATCTTCGCCTGAATCCAAAGCATTGATTGCTTGATCAACGTTGAACGGACGTTTGACCTGCTGTGCTTCAACAAGGGAGTCACCACGGAGTTCATCCATGATGCGCAAAGCTTTGCCCTGCAATTCCATTTGATATTCACGCACTGACGAGCGAACACGCTGATCTGCTCGTGTTTGCCGCTCCACAAGTTGGTTGTATTCAGTCAGTAACCGATCAACGGCGTCACCTTCTGGTTCTGCTGCCTGTTTGACGTACTTAAACAGGTTTGTTTGTGCAGGTGCCGCAGATAAAGGCCGAGATTCCGCCTGTGCCACCAATTCACCAGCTTCTTCTGCTGAAACTGCGGCAGGTGCACGCAATTCCATCAAAGTTGCCTTGACACCAGGGAGTTCAGGCTGGAATGTGCCGCGACGAACCTCTGCTGCACGCAATAAACCTTCAGTTGCCGCCTGACGCCGGGCATCTGCCACTTGACGCGTTAACATTTCCTTAGGATCCGGGCGATACGCCGAAAATTCCTCTTCTACAGACGGCAAGTAACCAAATACACTCCCACCGGTCAGATTACGTTCACCAAGAGGCGGTGCTGCTGCAGGTTGAGGTTGGGTGGGAGGCCGGGGAATGGGCGGCCGCGCGATAGGGGCTCCGGACTGCTTGGTGACCCCCCTGAGCTGCGGCACCGGCTGGGCTGCACGCCTCACTGCCTCCTCCTGGACCGCCACATTGACGGGCTGCACGCCACGACCACGAGCTAATGCACGGGCTCCCAGGAATGCCAGGGTTCCAACGCCGGCTGCGGTCAACAAACCACCAGCGGTCTGCAGAAGATTGGGGCCTTCGCTCTGATTTTGGGTTTGCTTTAGCTGATTCCGCCGCCACTCCATGACTTGAGGCGCAATCCTGGCCCTGGATTCCGGATCTTCAGGTACTGGGGAACCAGTGGCTTGGCTGAAGGCGTAAAAATCGGCTTGAGAGATCGCCATTTACGTTTATTGCCCGTATTTTTTACCTCTTCATATTCTATTGCGTGTAACTCAAGGACTACTGGTTGTATATTTGTAATTGATCAGGTTTTAGTTCCATATGGACGCTGGCACGCGCCAAAAACGGGTCGAAGCGTTAGAGGCGATCAAGAATAAGGCGATGAAGATGGCTGCAGACGGCGCCAGTTCGGATGACGTACGCAGTTTTGTATCTGATGCAAAGATAAATCTGGCCTATGAGCTTCCAGATGAGGAAGCATTTACCAAAGCAGCGCGTGCAACGTTGGCTTATAAACGCAAAAAAGGTGAACCGACCCAGGAATAGAACTTAACCTGATCCAACGCACACGCCGAGGCTAAACCCCTCGGCTTTTTTGTGCAAATTTTTGGGCTAATTGGGGAAAATAATTACAAAATTACGCATAAAAACTTATTTTTGTGCAAAGGGGGCCTCCTATAGAGCCCCAATAGGGTGCAAAATTACCTGACTCTTCTCCCACCCGCTACGCGACGCGTTATACGGGGAGAAAAAAAAGAACTGCGGGGTCGTGTACATTTTATTTCCACATAAATGTTAGCGAATCCCGACATTTTCCCCTGATTTTAGCCGTGATACGAATCCATATCGCGCCTGAAATTAGGTTTCGCTCCCCCGCGGCGAGTACGCGGTATAGAACAGTGGCTCACAGTTACTTCTTGGAAGTTAACAGGAGTTACACTGAACAGCCTTGATTCTCACGAATCAATCATTGATTCTTTTTCTTGGAGTTACTCATGGGAATTCGTAAGCAACTTTCCAAACAACTCAACAACGCCGCCAAGGCGTTGGACAATGACAAGAGCAAGGAGAAGATTGGAGCAATGATCACAGTTGGTCGCATCAAGCTGGCCAACGTAATCATGCCTAAGATTCATCCCGTCAAACAGTGATGATCCTCCAACAGGCTTTAGGCCTGCCAAACAACTCCTAGCCCCCAGCGGAGATGGGCACCGCACTATTGGAGTAGACCATGTCGGTTTACGTCGTTATCCTCTGTGATCTGTACCAGGATCACTTCATGGGTGTGTTTGGTAGCCGTGAAGCGGCTGACAAATACGTTCAAGCCCAGGAACTAGAGGAAGGTGAACGTCTCCTCATTAGTGAGGAACAGGTTCACAGCTGATCCGTTAAAGCGGGAGAGGGAGTGCAAACCTCCCTCCAGCAATTGCCACCCATTGAGGGTGGCTTACATCAGTTCAGCCTATGCTTACTTACCAACCTGAGTGCGACGACCGTACCCGCATCGTGTGGTACGGCGGCACATCAGATCAACTCCACTTCCAACACCGTGGCATTACAGAGAAGTGGATCGATATCGAGACACGTACTCTCGGCCACGGTATCCCCAGCGGTGTGAAAGAACTGTATGCAGAAATGCAGGAGTTCTATTCATACTGCTACGGCTGTAACCACATTGACATTCCCAACTACGATGACTAAACACTACATGGTTGATGCAACAGTTGCAATTGTGCTGGGTACCGGTATCGGTATGATTCTGTCCGTATTCGGGCAGAAGCTTCTCAACCAGCACTACAAAGCAACATGCCCATCGCAACCAGGACATAATTTGATCCTGGTGAGAGGTTTCCTCGGAGATGCGTATTACTGCATCAAACCAGACCTTGTGAAGATTTGATTTCTGCACTTTCCCATCATTAGATCATCAGTGATGGGTTACTGCAGGATTCAACATCCTGCTCACATTCAACTCAGTTCAATTCAATGACTACTTCTATCGCTGACACCACTGGTCTCAAGCAATACGCTGACTCATCTCACGTTCAATTCCAAGGACGAGTTGCTTTCATCAAGCAGTTCGTCAACGAGGAAGACAACAGTGAGTTCATTGCTGTGAAGATGATTCACAACCTGAACTCCATGGTCAGCGTCACACTCACATTCACGAATAACAACGGCCTCAACACAGCTTTTGGCAACGGCAATCTTGTTGTTGGTCAAGAGCTTCGTGTCTACGGACGGATCAATGGTATTCGTACTACCTATATGGATGACCAGAACAATCTCCAGGTACTTAAGCGGCCTGAGATCCAGCTGATCGTGAAGGATTACGAGTTTGGTCGTAAGCCTGCACCCAAGCAGGAAACTCAGACCGCAGGTGCCCAGCCCACGCTGGAAGAGGTTGCATTCTGAGTTCATCCGACTCCTGCACTTAACCCTTCTGTTGATACGAATTCGTATCGGCAGTAGGTTTTCTGCAGGACTCATCATCCTGCTACCCAACATCTCAACTCACATGAAACACATCTACAGATTCGGAGACAAGGGCTACGTCCAAATGGATTCTTACCCTGAGAATCATGAGACTCGCCCTGGTGATATCATTGCTAACGCCATCATGGCAGCCATCGTAATTGCCATTGCTACCTTTACCGCAGGTGCACTGGTAGGCGTTGATATCACCAACATCCAACCCACTTCAACTCAGCAATCCAAATGAGCACCGAACTTCGTGAACACGATGAGATGCTGCTTGCACGCATTCACCGTCTCATTGATACACTCATTGACAATCACTTCAACTACCACAAACGTAATTTCGGCACTACTGATATACGAAAGATTGCTTTTGACATCGTGCCAGGCGTGAAGTACTACAAGCTCATCCTCAAAGATAGCGGTACTTCTGTCCATGCATTTATCAACAAGCAATCAGGTGCTGTCTACAAACCAGCCAGCTGGAAAGCCCCTGCCAAACACGTCAGGTACAACTTGCTTGACGATGTCTCGTTTGAGTCTTGCCTCAAGCGAGCTGACTGGGCAGGCGGCTACCTCTACATGTAGTGTCTACTAACGTTTCACCGCTACAGCTGGCACTTGCACTCTGCTATGTACCAGCTATCCTTTACCTGCATCCTGCGCAGCAGGGGCAAACCAAAGCTCAACCAATGGAATCCCATTGGTGTTTAACTGAATCACACCACTGCGTAACTCATGGAAGCTCTCAGCCAACTCGATGTTCAGAACCCGGATCACGTCTCTGTGATCACCAGGGATGGCAAGGTTACCGTATCAGTCATCAAAGACGGTACAAGCGTAACCCTTGGTTTCCCTATTAAGAATGCAGTATTCGATACAACCCCCAGGCCCCCGCTCCAACAGCCGGCACCACAGATGATGGCTGTTATAGGGACCAGGACTGAATCTATAGAAGTCCAGGACGCTACTAAGCGTTATCCCAAGCGTAACTTTAGGGCTTGGGATGGACCTTCTAAGCTCAACCCTGATTCAGTCCGTGAGATCAAACTGCTTCTCAAAGATCAGAACCTACGTCGATCCTGCGGTACTGTCACCAACTTCTACAACGTTATCGGTAAGAAGTTTGGTGTTACAGGCTGCAGTATCTCCAACATTGCCCGTGGCATTGCATGGAGAGATGTGAATTAATTTATTGAATTCACTCAAATCTGGGGTGGTATCACCCCCGTCCTGAGTATGACGTTAAACTTCTCAATCCTTTTATCAACTCAATTCAAACCATGGACAACAATCAATTTGAGAATGATATTCCATCTGATGCTCTTGATGCCATGGCTGACATGGCAGCAGAACAATATCAAGCAATGATGGAATCAAACCAATACGAATGGGAGGGCGTTATTCATGACGACGAAGACGGCTGATCAACGCCCACAGGATGACATCATCATTGTCATCATCACACTCATTTCAATTTTCATTACAGAATTCATCTCATGCTTCACCCCATCACTGAAGAAATCGCTGCCACCTTCGGGTACGAACCCTTCGACCAAGAAGAAGGGCAGCAACAGTACCAGGCAGAGTGCGACTTCCAGAACGCACCGAAAGGCGCCATCGCCTGCACTGGCAACGTCTACAGAAACAAGCAGGGAATCCTCAGATGTTACTGGATCCCCGTCTATGGAGACAAAGAACTCGAAGGTTGGTACGACATCCCAACCAACGAAGAGATTGAGGAGTGGGCGTTCGACAGCGTCTGCTTCACGCCAGGTGAAGACGAAGTCGAACCGGACCATCCCGACAGCTGGCTTAGGATTCTCGGCTTGATCTAAATGTCAACGCAACTACAGAATCAGATGCCAGCACTGACTATCAATCAACGCAATTTGTACAATTACTACTTGGTACACAAGAAGAAGCATGGTCTCAATCCATGTTTCGTACCAAGGATAAACATGCAAGCTACCAGGCTTGAACAATACCTCAAGGCATTGGAGAAGCTTGAACAATACAAGTTGATATCCGTTGATCGAACCACTAATCACTACACAGGTTGGATCATCAAAGAACCAACCAACACATAAGTTTTACTTATATCCCGAAGGAGGAATCTCTTGGATAGCTACCAAGCATTCCCCCCCCCAGACCCCCGAAGGGGAGTACCAGGAATAATCCTTTTATTAGTAGATAACCTCCCATCTACCTACCCTCTCATTCCCATCACATCACCATGACTACCCCAACTACATACCCAACCATTGACTGGAAATCAAATGAGTATGTCAAACTGAAAGAAGCAGTGGATCTACTCAAAGCTGTTCTCGAACGTGAAAGCAAGCGCTCATGTACTTGTCAGCATCTGGTCCCAGGTGATGACGAAGTAATAGAAGAAGCGATTGCAATGTTAGAAGAACGGATTGATTACGATCCCAGCCCTGAGTACGAACCCAGCCTTGCTGGAATTTGATTTACGAAACATTAAGAGAATCTTTAAACCTACCAGGGACTTGACATCGCTGGTAGACTTCAAGTCCTCACTCAACTCAGCTCAACACTATGTCAGAACCCAAGTCTGGATTTAACTTTGATCGCACAATACACGGTGTCAACATCACCGAACATGGCGTCAAAAGTTACACTAAATCCATTCAGCTTGGACCGTTTCAGCTAACGCTGAACGCCCGTAAGTCTGGTGTATTGGGATCGATTTCGATTCCAGGCACCGGCTTGTCCAAGCGCAACATCAAACTCTTTGATTTCTAATTCAACTCATGTCAACTGCAACCGATTGCCTCACATTGTTTGATCGTATTCACATCGCCAACTGCGCTGTGCGCAGGGCGGAGATGTACGTATGTGACACTGATCGATTTCACGGTGAGTACACCACAGTACGCACCTGGTCTAAGTATCGGTGTTACATCACACCTGCATGTCAATTCATTGAACCAAACTAATGACTGTACTTGCAATCGAGGACACAACAATCAATGGATCTGATGTCACAGTTACAGCAGTTGTGGACGACATGCGTCTGCTCTACAAAGCAACTCATCTCGACCCTGAGGAATGGGCTCCTGCATTATGCACAGCTTCTTTCGAGCTGGATGAAGGAGAACAGATCCCTACTGACGAAGATGGCTTCTGTAGCTATCTTGATTCACTCGATCTTAACTGGCAACTCATCGACACCTCCGATTGGGATTTAGATTCATGATTGGTTTCTCAATTGAATTTAAACGCTGGTACTTTGTACTGCGTGGCCCCAGGGGCAGAGTTTATCTTGCCACTGGATTTGCAAAACGGATGCCAGTTATGACACCCGTTGATACATACAACATCGACGACACTTACTCTGCAATACTTGCGGATGAGTGGCGTGAAGATGACTGATTAACCAATTGTCCTGAGCATGACATTAAACTGCTCACCAACTACGAACTCACTCCGAACTCACCATGCATTTCCAACTCCCCTCCAACCTTCAGACCGAACTGCTGGCCTATGATCCCACGCTGAAAAAGCTGGCACAGCAGAACAAACCCAAGACACAAACCAAGAAGGCTAAGTATCCCCTGGGCAATATCAATGACTTGATTCCCAGGGAGATAATGCCTGAATCTATTCATCAGGATGCAACCAACCACATCAACTCCGTTGGTGTAGCAGATCGCTACCAACTGTTCACTCGTTTCAAGGATCAGACACTAGTACCCTACGCCATTCTGTATCACTTTGAACAGTGCTGGTATGCAGCTTGGTTGCCTCCCAAAGGACAAGAAGATAATTATCTTTATGGCTATGCCGTTGCATTTAAAGATACTGAGGCCTCAGCCAAAGTTGTTCCTAATCGTTTCTGGAATCAACGCCATGAATTTGATTGCCGCACCGTAGGTCGCAGTCAGATCTATTATCATTCACGCCTCATCAATAAGTATGACGTTCGCAATGGCAATGAAGAACGCCACTGGCGTGCACCTGGTGTGGCTAGCTATTACCAGAAAGCACGTAGTATCTCTGAAGCAATTGGTCAATTCGAAGATCAATTGCGTGTCACAATTCCAACCTGGCAAGATACCAGGAATATGTTTGATCGTATTCGTACCACATGCATTGTAGATGCATTGGAACTACGCTTGCCTGCTTACTTCAACAGCGGCGCTGTTAACAAGGAAGAGTGGCTGCCTTCTGCAGATAACTTCTTCCGTATCGTTGATTATTACTTTAACCAATCTGGTTATGAAGGATGTGAGTACAAAGATGTACAACGCATCCGTCACATTATTGACAAACCGTTTTTCCGTCGGTGGATTCAAGAGCGTTGCGATGAAGCCATTAAACAATACAACGATCCAGACAATACGCATGCCAGTAACATTCGTGCGCCATGGAAACAGATTGCACACCTGTGCTACAGCATTAACTCTGTGAATGCACTGTGGCCTGACGCACCTCTTGACTACTATCAAACCAACTTAGATGCCATGCTTAACATTCGTTTGCGCCAGGGTGCTAACGAATTGGCAGTCGCATGGCTAAAGCAACACATGCATGTAGCTTCTTACTTCAATATGCTTGATAAATACTATCGAGCTGCACTAAAAGAAGCAGAAGAACGTAAGTATGGTTATATCTTTGACAGTGACCTTAAGTGTTATCAGTTCACATTCAGTGATTGGACAGATACTTTGTCCATGCTTTCTCGCATCTTAGATGCTGGCGTCACTGTCGAACCACCCAAACGTTGGCGCATTGAAGAATTCCATGATCACATCCAGGCAGAAGCTTGGAAGATCAAGAATCCAAACGAAGGGTTGCCCCAGGATTTATTCCCTCAGCCCGTTCGTGTCACTCTTGATGATCAATCATGGTCATTCTTCCAGCCTGTTGACACTCATCAACTAGCTATGTGGGGTCAGGCCGTACGCAATTGCGTTGGCTCTGCTTCCCACTACGCTGAGGATTGCAAGAAGAAGAAGCACTTCATTGTGCTTTGTATGCTTGATGGCAAACCTCAATTCACCATTCAACTTACTGTTGATATGGGCATGATGTCAGTCAAACAGATCGCTGGTATCGCCAACCAACGGTTGACAGACGACCAGAAGGATCAGTACACCGCAGCATTCCGGCTTGCATTGCAAGAGCGTGAATCTGCGCTACAGTCCTGACGGCCGAGCCCAAGTTGACCAGCCTTAGCCTCGATACTAGGGCTGGTCCTTACCTCATGACTGACTACACCGATGATCAACTCCTAGCTATGGCCATGGCCAACATCGGAGAATTCATCCATGACAACTCACCTCATTACGTTCTGGTCGAAGAAGACCCACGCAATGAGGAAGATTACGATACATGGGAGTATGGCACTGAGCCATTACCCCAAGACCACACCTGGCACTCAACATCGATTGATGTAGAGGTAAGCCCAGGTGCGCCCGAGTAGCCCAGCGGAAGAGGCAAACGACTTAAAATCGTTCCAGCGTGGGTTCGAATCCCACCTCGGGTACCAACTCAATTCATTACAACAATGCAATTCCTTTCCGCTTTTCGCAACCTCATCCCTGAGTTCCATGCTTACTCTGACGAAGATCAGAGGTACAACATTGGTGCAACCTGGACAGCCGCTGACGGCCTTAAGGATTATCACAACCTCGAACTACGGTACGTTCGAAACTCAGAGCGTCTTGCCCTCCAAGGTGATCCCCAGCCTGATGGCAGCTGGAAATATGTGGAGCCCTGCGGTCGTGTCCACACCATGTCCGCAGAGCGAGCACAGATGTTCATGGAACAAACCCATGCCCATGCCACCATCATGTGCGGCATGCTGGATCGCCTCAAAGACGCAGGTTTGATGGACCAGGTAGTGGACACCAGTGCCCAACCTGCCTAATATCAGTCCGGAATGTTCAGGCCCCTGCGCAAGCGGGGGCTCTTTCTTATGAAACTCAACCCTGACCCATCACTAGCTCAAGAACAAGATCAACTACCTGAACCATATCAAGAAGAGTTACAGAAAGATATCCCTACTCCTGCAGAAGTGGATATGGATCTGGTACTCAAAGTAATTGAGTTAGTCCCTCGTCATACGTGGCCTGCTGTCCTTGATGCAGCAGTTTCCAATATCGTTGATGAACTCCCTGTCGAAACAATGTTTCGTATGTGTGAGATGTATTTAACTGATTACTATCTCCAGAATCCTATGGAGATCATCCCTGATATGTTCCGTATCAAGGGAGAAGAAGCAACCTTGTACATCCTGGATTCATTGCAGCTGGACAAGTTGCCTGTACCAAAAGCTAAACGAGAAGCAGAAGAACAAGCACGTACCAATAGTGCACCTTCATCCATTGATCCGGAGTAATGGCCTTTCAGAAGACGCTTCTTCCTGAATGTCCCAACTGCAAACAACCTGGTTTGCGTGTTATCGAAAGCAGACAAACACATTTGTCTACGCGTCGGCGTAAACAATGTGATTATTGCGAAGCACGTTTTACTACTCATGAAGTCACCGCTGATTTCTTTGAGGAAGCAAAACAGAATCTGCTTTTGGTTAGCCAGTTTTATAAACTGCTTAACACACAACCAACTGAAATCAAAACAGAAGAATCATTGTGTACTGATTGCATCCATAACAATGGCAAGCAATGCACCTATGACTTCCCTGAATACGACACTCCTGAATCTTCTGATTGCACCTGGTACGAATCATGAAAACCAAATCAACCTACCAAGTTGGTGATCGTGTGGCAGAGCGTCCCAAGACGCACGCCCTATTCACCGTACGAGCAGAGGTCAAAGAACGCATTGCTCAGTACCGCAGCCAACGCTACGGTACGGTCGTTGGCTTTAGTGAGAAGATCACTGCACGTGGTTCCAAACAGAAGATGTTACGCATCTTGTGGGACCACCTGCAAACTCCAACAGAGCACGCACAGATGCGCATCTGTCATGAGCGTGATCTACTATTCATGATGAAGAACACACTAGTACCAGGGGAGTAATGGATACACGTGCACGCATGATCCTGCAAGGAACCCTTTGGGGACTTACTATCAGTGCTTTCATCCTTGTCATCATTGCCATGATCTTTCAATCTCCTGATACGCAGGAGGAGAAGTTCAAGGTCATTGATCAGTATCAAGGATGTGATGTTGTTAGATATACAGACCCTTGGGGTGCCAAGTACCATTACCTACTGCATTGCAAATGACAATGAACGTCAACTTAATCTGGTCAACACCCAATGCAGAAGAAATGATTGTCAAGATGGCTCGGGTATCAGCCCCGAAGAATCAAGACAATATGGATACAGCCCCACGGCTGTTGCAATACCTCATCAAACACAAGCACTGGTCCCCATTCGAAATGGGAAACATGTGTGTTGAAATCAACACAACACGTGCTATCTCACCACAGATCCTGAGGCATCGTTCATTCAGCTTCCAGGAATTCAGTCAGCGTTACGCAGACATCACTGATGTAGGCAGCATTACCATGCCGCACCTGCGTAGCCAGGACTACAAGAACAGGCAGAACTCCAACGATGATCTAAAGGAACGCCTTGGTGGTGACAAGCTTGCTCACTACTACCGGCGTATGTCCAACATCCTGGAGGATTCCAAGCATCTCTACCAGGAGATGATCAGTGAAGGCGTAGCAAAGGAATCAGCTCGATTCATTCTGCCTCTTGCGACACCAACTCGTTTGTACATGAACGGTACACTGCGTTCATGGATCCACTACCTCCAACTTCGCTGTGACCCAGGAACCCAACTCGAACATCGAGAAATCGCAGAAGGAATCAAAGGACTCTTCTGCAGAGAATTCCCAATCATTGGAGAAGCTGTGTTCACAGCAGATCAATGACTTGATTGAGAAGTACAAGGAACCAGAACAAGCCCGTCAGTTCTTAATCAATGCTGGAATCATTGATGAGAACGGAGACCTGATGCCTCCATACCAAAAACCCCCAGAGGAATCTGAGGGTCCATTGGCTGAGTGGAGATCAGAAGGTCGCGGCGTATTGTTTTTTTAATTCCCTGATGGCATGCTTGGACTCCACATCTTTGCGTGCCAACTTCTTTTTGGTATTAACCAAGTAAACAATCAGTGCTGGTTTCATTTGATCTGACCTCCAGTGACAAAGGGGAAGTAGCAGATGCTACGGTACACCAGCACCAGCCAGGGGCGGTGTGCTAAGTTCCACCACTCACGATCCGTTTGAGCTTGGGTTGCTTGTTCGTACTTGCAACCCCGATACGTCAGGGTCATTGTTCTGTATCTATTAATACGGAAAGTATATGACGATTGATGTATATGATGTCGTTCACTCCGTTACACAAAACAAATCTTCAATGCACCAGGTGGAGTGATGCACTGGAGATTAGGAAGATTCAAACTTGGTCTCACGCAACCAAGCTCTAATCGCAATCTTCTATGCGGGTAACGCCCCATGATTACATAGGACTCAAAGACCTTAACACAATGAAAGGTTTTATTAACTCAACGCAACCTCAACGCACAGCCCATTACTGGATTGCTTGCTACACACAGGACAATGAAGACGTTCCGTTTGGGATTTCCAAGAAAATCCTGAAGTATAAACCCGGTCAAGATAAGGACAAATTGATTGTCAAGTATTGTCAAGACCTTATGAAAACCAACAGAACAATCTGGGAGCTGCTGGTCCACCAGGGACCTAACGAGGTTCCAGACCATGGGGATCAGATCACATTACGGATGAGCCGAGAAAAATTCCGTGGATCCACGACACTGTCTTGATACCCTTATAATTCTTTTGGTTCTGCAGACCACTCGTGGCCACGAGTTTGTTAAGCAACTGATTTCAGGCTCAGTTGCGGATTCCGTCAATGCACAGGGTGGAAGCTGTGCTTTGAACCAACGATGAAGCAAGCCGGGGAGTAAGGGCCGACCCTTACTTAAAATCTGTGTACAGAATCCCTGGTCTGCTTTAAATTATTGATGGACCTGAGATGTCCCTAAACTCATTCATAAGCTCAGCTTATTAACTCAACTCAATTCAATTCAATGGAAATCCTTGGTCTTAGTACCATTGATATCAATTGCCTTAAGGGGGCAATGCTTATCAATGAGAACGATGCTCAGTACATGTGTTCAGGGATTGGATTCTCCCTGGATACCCATGAGGTCATGATTGATCTTGTGGATTCTGATGGCATGTATTACGGAACTATTCCGTTTACTGCTGCCAGTAACTGGTCAATTCAATTCAACACAACTGAAATCTACTGATCATGAAACTCCTTAAGTTCTCCACTGGTAACGGCAAGCTTAAGAACCGTTTGATCTTCTCGCTGCCAGCTGGTTACTCATGTCCGCATGCTGGTGTGTGCAAGACATTTGCAGACCGCACCACTGGTGCCATCACTGATCTGCCTCAGTACACAGGCGTCGAAGCAACTGATGACTACCGTTGCTTTGCTGCCATGGCAGAAGTCAGGCCAAACGTACGTGATGCCCGTTGGCACAACTGGGATCTGCTACGTGAAACCATTCACATGAATGGGAACCAGGCCAAGCTGTTGCGTGATCTAATTGATCTTTCGCTATTGATGCACCCACCAAAGCAACTGGTTCGTATCCATGAGTCAGGTGACTTCTGGACTGAGAACTACATGAAGGCTTGGATGATGGTGGCACAAGAGCGGCCACAACAGAAGTTCTATGCCTACACCAAATCACTAGGCATGTGGCTGGCTCTTCAAGATTCCATACCATCCAACTTCTATCTCACTGCATCCTTTGGCGGTACTCTCGATTACCTAATCCCCAAGTATCCCAAGGTCTTTACCCGTGTAGCACATGTGGTCTACACCGAGGCAGACGCAGCTGAGCAAGGACTGGAGATCGATCATGACGACAGCCACTGCCTGGGTGACAAACCGTTTGCACTCCTGGTGCATGGCAGCCAGAGGGCTGGGTCTGATGCGATGAAAGCCCTGACTCAACGTAAGAAGGAAGGGGGATTTGTGGGATACGGCAAATTAAATCCACATAAATCCTGAAGACACTTGCAAGGGTTGACGGATCAGATATCATCTGTCCGTCTTACTTCTTTTGCATGTCTTACGTTATCGCTACTTGGAAGGAGGGCAGGCCGTACGCCATTACAGCCTGCTCTCAAACCAATGCATTTCAGTTAATTCCGTTAGATTCAGAAGTAGCTCTGAACAAGATTTACTCCCACCCATATAGGGCTGGTGCACAGCAAATCTTGGCGTGGATTAACGAAAATGACCAAACTCTCCCCAGTGAAAACTTCTCAATTCAAGATGAAGCCCGTTTCAGAAAGTGAAACATGGCTGATCTTTGACCTGGAATCTGATGGTTTGTATGACAAGGTCACGCAAATTTTCTGCATTGTCATCTATGACATTACGAGAGCAGAAACTTTTACTTATGGGCCTGATCGCATTGATGATGCTCTTGCTCATCTGGCAACCGCTGATGTACTCATTGGTCACAATGTGATCTTCTATGACGTACCGGTTCTACAAAAGCTGCATTCATTTAACCTCAAATGCCGCATCATCGACACGCTTATTTGCACCAGATTGATCTGGCCAAAGGAAGTTCTGGAGGAACTGGACAATGAACAATATCCGCAGGTTCCAAAGAAGAACCGAGGAACCGCTTCTCTTAAGGCATGGGGATGGCGCTTGGCCGATCATAAGATCGAGTTCAAAGACTTCTCCAAATATTCTCAAGAGATGCTGGACTACTGCGTCCAGGATGTTCAAGTCACCCTCAAACTCTGGCGCTTCATTGCGTCCCAGCAATACCCAGGTCCGGCACTCAAGCTCGAACATGACTTTGCTCTGGCAATTAACCGACAAATTCGAGCAGGCTTTCCTTTTGATATTGATGCATGCCTTGATCTTGTGGATGTCCTTAGAGCAAAGCAAGCGGAACTTGAGGTCCACCTAAAGGAATTGTTTCCGCCGATACGGCATGAGGAAACGTTCATCCCTAAGGTGAATAACAAAAGCCGTGGCTATGTCAAAGGTCAGCCCTTCACGAAGGTTCGCTTTGAGGAATTCAATCCGGGATCTCGTACTCAAATTGCAGACCGACTACGACAGAAGTACGGATGGACGCCTGAAAAAACAACGGAAAAAGGAAATCCAATACTTGACGACGATATACTCGCGGCTTTGCCCTACCCCGAAGCACAGCCCTTAGCTGAATACATGCTTGTTAAAAAACGTCTGGGACAAATCGCAGATGGAAACAATGCTTGGCTCAAGCTCGTTAACAACGATGACCTATGTATGCATGGGGATTTGGTTACTAACGGTTGCATTAGCGGGCGCTGCGCACACCGCAATCCAAACATGGGTCAGGTCCCAGCAGCTTACTCCCCCTATGGAAAAGAATGCCGAAACCTTTTCCACGCTCCTCATAGTTGGGACCTTATTGGGGTCGATGCTAAGGCTCTTGAGTTACGTTGCTTGGCCGGATACTTAGCCATCTGGGATGACGGAGAATACGCCCGTCTGGTAACAGATGAATCCATTGACATCCATACCTACAACCAACAACAGTTTGGTGTGGATAACAGGGACGTAAGCAAACGTCTCTTGTATGGAATGCTCTATGGATGTGGCGCTATGAAGGCAGGTACTATCATTAATCCGAATGAAAAAGATCCAGAAGTTCTGCGTCAACTAGGAAGTTCTGCAATTAATTCATTCATGAAAGGTGTGCCAGCTCTTAAATCATTGAAAGAAAACATTGCATCTACAATCCAATCCCGTGGTTATCTACGTGGATTAGATCAACGTGCATTGTTTTGTCGATCTGAATTCAAAGGATTGAATCTTCTATTGCAAGCAGCAGGCGCACTCATCATGAAACAAGTTGTTATTAATTTACATGACAATTTGTCAGAGCTTGGTTTAGTACACGAGCGCCATTGGATTCAACACGCCATGATTCACGATGAGATCCAGGTGTCTTGCCCTAAGGACCTGACTGAGACCATCAGAGAACAAGCCATGCGTGCATTCCCACAAGCGCAGGAATTCTTTGGATTTCGCTGTAAGATTGATGGCGACTCACGGGTCGGCAGCACCTGGGCTCAAACGCACTAAAGCCATGACAACCAAACGCAAACCAACTCTTAAACAGTTATTCAAAGCATGGCTTAAACATCGAGAGAAAAACAATGAGGTATTGAGATTGAAATGGAATCTTGATAATCTTGCTAATAAAACAGAGCCTGGCACTGAATTAATTGTTCACGACGGTACTGTTTATCGAATTACAACACGAAACACTTTTGCCGGACGTATTAATTATGAAGTGGAACATGTTGCTAAAACCGAAGAAATAGAAACAATTAAATAGGCGTTTCGTCCCAGGTATGACGTTAAACTGCCTTACCCCTACCTTCTGAACTCATGAACTTTGCTTGCGTCTACGCGTATCTGTCCGAGGATCCGCGTGAGGTTTTTACTTCAGCATCATCTACCGCCATGCGTTGCACGGTCATCCTGCCGCCTGTTGGTAACAAAGCTCAAACCCAACTCGATCTCAACATCTATGGAAAGAACTCTGAGCGTTTCTCAAGACTCAAGAAGGGAAACTACATCTACGTTCACGGCGCAAAGCTACGCTTCGACCTTGAAAGCAGAACGCACTCGCTCCATGGCGGCACTGTTGTACAGGTCAATGATCAGTTTCCGATGCTTAACACCGTCATCCTCGGCGGCCGTTGCGTTAAAGACATTGCTACTGACGATGCCAGGGCGTTTAAAACTACGGAAAGTGGGTTGATGATTTGCAATCAAACCCTGTCTGTAAATACAGGTAGGAATCAGGCAGATCTTTTCAATTTCTATGCCATCAATACAGCAGAAGATAAGCTTAATAACGCTGAACTTCTGGTGAACTTTACCAAGAAAGGAACTGGGTTAACTATCCAGGGCAGGCTGGTGACTGATGCATGGAAGGATGCTAATGGAGATAAGAAGTCGCAAACCAAGATTCAATTGGTTTCCATGACTCTTGCACCCAAAGGAAGCACAACCCCATCAACGCAAACCATTCAGCCATCTACCACGGTTGCATCGGATAACGTCACTCCTCTGTGGGGCGGGCGTCAAGCAGAGGAAGAGACTGATCCATGGTCTGTCAACACTGGTCTGCCTGATTTGCCTGGTCAATATGGTGCAGCACCTGAGCTGGAGGAGGCGCCTTTCTAATGGAAAAAGAAAAGGTTGGATTTGATTTTATTCTTCCAGTTAATGAGGAGCTTCCTCATGACACCTTCTATCTGTTGCATCAGGATGGCAATAGCCAGAACCTGACAACATTTCAGGAAGTATTTTGTGACAACATTGTTCGTCATGTTGTTGATTTCTTGCGTGGTTGCGGTCACTACGATTCAGTGATCTACAGCTGCATGCGAGAGATTGCTGACGAATACTTCCAATATGAAGAAAAGAAGCAAATGGAACAGAACCCTGATCCAGAGGAGGTAGACTCTGACCCCGTCCTGGGATGACGTTAAAAGCACCACTACCCAAACTCAGACCTGACCATGACTCCAACTGACATGATGAGTGAATCCTGGATGGATGAACTCGAGTCTTCCCTTGACTCTGCCCCTAACTCTGCCCCTTCTTTGAAAACCTCCAACAAAATGACCGTGAAGAAAACCTCGGCACTCGCTACCCGTGGTCTGGAATCTTTCAAGATGTTCCAGTCCAAAGAGTTTGTCTCTGGCTACCAGAACCTGGTAACCATCCAACCTTTGAACAAGTCCAAGGTTCGTGGTTGGTTTGTCCGTAAGTCCGATTTGGACACCTGCGGCTGGACTGCAGAGGAATCTGACTTTGCCAAGGGTTCTGTGATCTGGAACTACAAGCAGACCTTTGGCATGGCGCCTAACACCTCCGTTGAGGAAGGCCTGAACTTTACTGAGCCTCGCCTCCAGATCCTGCTGCGTTCTCCCCTGATGGTGGAAGAGACCAGTGGTATGCGCCAGACCATTGGTACCTTTGAGAACCCTGAGGTCAAAGCACTGTTTGATGATGACAAGGTTGCATCTGACCTTGCCAACAGCAAAGGTGAAATGTACAAGCGCCGCTATAGCGTGCGTACCAAATACCTTGTGTACATCCTGACTCAGGACAACAAGCGTGCCCACAAGATCCCGATGGTGTTAACCCTGAAGGGATTGAATGGTACTGATGTATCTGAGAAGGTGCGTCTGTATGAAAAGGAAATGTCCAAGTGCCTGAGCAAAGCACTGGATGCTGAAGTCCCCCTGAGCTTCAATGAAAAGTTCTACGCCACTACCGTATTTGCTCCGGTACTTGCCAATGAGATGCGTGGAGCCAACAACGTTGAGATCTGCGCAATCGAATCTTTTGACATCCCTGATTACAGCACTCAGGAAGATGCCATCGAATCGTTGAGCCGCATGTCAATTCCTGATGAAGATCGGGAATCAACCTGGAAGTTCCAGGAACTGTTCAATGATTACATCAACATCCATGCCAAGCAGGATGCTGACAAACTGGGTGGTGCTTATGGCATCAAGGACGGCGTCGAGATTCTTCCTGTCTCTCGCACCACAGATCCTGTAGATGTCAAAGCTCTTCCCGCTCGGGATGAAATGACCGGAGAGGATGCTTCTCTCTAAGGTTTATTCCCGTTCGGGATATCTGGATTAGTCAGGTCATCCTGTTCAACTGCAACATTGTTGAAGATGAACATGTCTTGAACTAATCCACGGATTACACCTTGACGTTGAGTGGCGATCCTCGCCAAGAGGGTCGCCATTTCTTTCAAGGTACTTACCGAATTACATTCTTCTATGGAACGTTTGATCTTTTCTTCCCAGAACTTATCTTCCATTGAAGGTTCAATCTGGAATTTATTAAGCGGGACGTACTTGATTTCCATGTGTACACCACCGAACACTTCATTTTAATTCTACTCAAACACATGAAACCTAAAGAAAAAGCTGCAATTGTTACAGCCGGTACCTTTGGTGTTGTAGGTGCCGGTATTCTTGCAGTCGTTGGTAACCCCGTTGCCTGGGGTGCACTGGCCTACGCAACCTATCGGATTGCTAAAAGCGCTTATGCAAACGCCCAACCGTCGTCTAAACTCAAAGGGCAAGAGGACCAGGACACGGACCTCTTCATCTGATTCAACCTCAACTCAATTCAAATCATGTCAACGGAAACGCTCCAGGAACTCAACGCAGCGCAGGCGTGCATCTACACGCGGACGAACCTCCGGCGTGCGTTCAAGGATTTTGATGACAGCGACATCTCCGGCATTTATCTGCGAGATGATTCTTGCCTTGTGGTGCGTAGGGATGGTAGTGAGCAGACTTACAACAGGCCGCTGATCCAACATGCCTTCATGGATTACAGCAATCGGCTGAAGGATTTCTTTGCTTACTTAGGACCGAACTACAGGGGTCCAAGCATCTGGCATCACAATGCCTACATTATGTTTAAAGGCTGGCACTATTCCCATGCACTCGGACACATCACAGCCAACGCCCAATTACAGGCGCATTGGGCAGACAAATTTATACACCTATCAGATCCTGCCAAACTCACTGCCCTCCTGCAGTCGGACCAGGCGGACCTTGGACATCTGGTGGCGCCGGATGGGATGCGGCTTCCGAATCGGCCCGTGGACTTGGAGTCTAACATGGAGGAGGAAGTCGCAGGTGTACCGCCCGTCGCTCTTGAACCTTATTGCTCATGTGGGTCCTTTCAGCGTCAGCTTCTTAATGTTTCGGAATTCCAGAAGGAGATCCAAGGCTTCCGACCCTGGTGTATCCATCTGACCTGGTTCCACAAATACCGTGAGTTGCTGTGCAAACGCACAGAAGCACGGAATGCTAGCCCCAGTGGTGTGCCTGATAAGTGTGTGGCCTGGTGGTATGCGCCACCTTCTGATGCCCACAGTGATGGACGTTTTGTTCTGCTGCACACCAAGTCAGGAGCACAGGCTCCACTGACCCACTGGCGTACCTACAAACCCAAAGAAGTGTTCACACAGAACGATGCCTGGGATTTGTTCTTCAATATGCTGGAGGCTGGCTACGTTCCATTCCCTGGCATTGCACTACCTCAACTCCAATCTGTTATTAAGAAATGACAAATGATTTAATCTTTTCCACAGCAAGAATTGAGAAGTTTCGTTTGGGTACAACGTGCCCATCAACACAACTGCATGTCACGCCAACCGATGACGATGACATTTTTGATTACGCCCGTCAACTTGCAACTCAACCTCGCATGAAACCCAACACACGTTATGACCTTGAAGTCCCAGAGGATACTCACTGGGAGCTGGTTAAGTTAGCAGCTGACCTTAAGATGCATCATGAGGATTACGCACAAAACGTACTAATTGGCCATGTCGAACACGAACTGGACAGAAAAGCTAAAGATCGAGGTGATTGATGAGGAAGACGGTAGCTGCACCATTCATATCGAATGGGATGATACTGATCCTGATCTAGCACTCTGGACCAGCTGGGGTGAAGAAGGGCAGAAGGCTTTTGTTATGTCTGCCCTCCATGCTGCCTGTGCTGAAGTCTTGGGGGAAGAAATTCCCGACTGGTATCAGGACTTGACAGAGCTGGTAGACTAACTCCGCTTGCAGTGGAGCCGTCCTGGGCACGACGTAAAACTACCCACCAACACAACACAGTTCAATCTCATGTTTGAATCTTTGATTGGAACTTTACTTCCTGTATTAAAAGATCTTCTTTGGACAGCAGCCGCAGCGCTGCTGGCCTACACACTCAACAAAATTCAATCCCACTTCAACACCATCTGATCATGACGCAAGTCACTCAAACTAAACTAAAAGAACTCAATGTCCTCCAGCTGTACGAGCACTATGGTGCCCTGGAACGCTCTCTTCCTCTCCTCACTCCTGAATCCCAGGACATGGCACGAGCTGAGCTGGAAGCTTGCGCCAAGCTACGGTCTGAAAAGGTGGATCGTATTCATTACGCGTTGGCGTCCCATGAGGAAGCACTGGAGCGCATCAAGAAAGAATCAGAGCTTCTGGGTCAAGCCAAACGTCACCACGAATCCCAGCTGCGGGGGCTCAAGAGTTTACTGAGCTGGCTGCGTCGGTCGCTGCCTAAGGATGAAAACAAGATCACAGGACGGAACTACCAGTTTGTCCTGGTCAAGAAGAAAGATCTGACTGTTGAGATCTCATCTGACCATGAGTATTGGACTGCAGAGGAGCGCCAGCAATTCTGTATAGAACAAGAAGTCACCACAACCAAGCAAACCGTGGTACGTTCTATGGACGGTTCGATCCTCGAAGAGAAGATCGAACCTAAAACAAAAACTGAAATCCTTCCTAATTCAGATGCCCTCCGCAACGCCTACAAAACCGGTCAACCCCTGCCCCATGGAGTCAAAGTCGTCCAAGAATACAGTGTCCGCACCAAACGAATCGTCACAGGATCAGACTTGGATTTGGATGCATCCCAACATTTCGGAGAGCTTCTATCTGAAGCTGGAACCTCCGACTGATCTGGAGGATGCTCATATCCGTATGAGCTGCCACAACCATGCTGTTGATGATTTCAATCTGCAGTTGCAAATGAATGAACTGGAGACATCCATGCTCTATGACGGTGATGATGTGCCTCCTTACCAGAGCAACCATGTAGAAGATCTTGAACACAAAAAGCTCAAGCTTCTACAAGGCAAACGGTTCAATCAGAATGCAGCACGTGCTTATTGGTATTACCTGGCACGGGCTGAGAAATAAATGGCAATACAATAAATAAATATGCAAGGGGTCCCATGATTGACGGGAACGTTTCCAAACTACTGGCTGGGTTCACGCAAGATGGGACTCCCCTTTCTGCACTGGTTGGCAGTAAGCAAGAGTGGGGTGTTACCATGTTGGTGGCAGCCATGTTATCGAATGAAGCACTGGCTTCTCAGATGACAGCAGAAGAAATGGTTGATGGTGCTATCAACTATTACAATGTAATTCAAGAACGGCTTGGTTTTTACCAACAACACCAAGCACATTCCCTTGAAAAGTTATTGGGCAACTGACATTAAAATGAAGGAACTGGAAACCGTTCTTTAAGATGTCGCAGACAAAAGCCCAGCTAATTGATAATTTAGTTCAGGCACTTTCTTTTACTGGAACAAGTAGTGCACCTGCAAATGGTGTGTACCTGTCTGCGACAAATCAACTGTCGTTTGCAACCAATACAACTGAACGCTTACGGATTGATTCCGCAGGTCAATTAGAAGCTGTTTCATTAGGTAGTGCTTCCGCTCCAACTTATAGCTGGACCACAGACCCAGACACTGGGATGTACTCACCAGGGGCAGATCAACTAGCTCTTGCAACAGGTGGTACTCAACGCTTGTATATTGGCGCAACTGGTCGTGTTGGTATTAACATGGCAGATCCTCAACAATCTTTACACGTAAGTAACTCAACTAATTATGAAGGTATTTTTATTAATGGAAATGCTGCACCATCTGTCTGTTTTAATATTGCTTCAAGTCAAACAGTAAGATGGCGTGTAGGTATTAGTGGCATTAACAATAATACATTTACAATCAGCAAAGCTGGTAACGATGACAAACTTACTGTTGACGAAAATGGTAATGTTGCAATTGACTTAACAACTTTATATGTTGATGCTGTTAATAACCGTGTAGGGATTGGCACTACTGCACCTGCCACAGCTCTCAATCTTGGCGATACAAGCGCGGAATCTGGTATCCAGTTGGGTGATGGTGCTGACTTCACAATTAAAAGGAACGTTGCTTCTGTAGGTGTTCGATTTAATGTCGGCTCAGACCTTAATAACTACCAGTTTCAAATTGGTGGAGACGAGGCGCTTCGCATTGATAGTTCAAAACGCCTGTTAGTTGGCACGTCTTCGACTTCTAGCACTGCACTACTTCAAGTCCAAGGTAATTCAAGCAGCTCTGCTGGAGATGCGATTATTCAACTGCGTCGTGGCGAAAATAACGCCAGCATCCTTAGCGGAGAATCCCTAGGCAGCATCCAGTTCAGCAACTCCGAGTCAACGGTTTCTGCAGTTATTGAAGCTGTAGCCGATGCCAACTGGAACACTACGAATGACTACCCGTCGCGTTTAGTGTTCTCCACTACCGCAGACGGCGCGTCTAGTCCTACGGAGCGGATGAGGATTACATCAAGCGGCTTCCTTAAGGCATCGAATACTGGTGGTTACAGAAACGCAACTGGTTTGTATCACGAGTTTAGACAAAGTACTGGGGGAGACAATGCTTTATGGATAGACCACACAGCTACTTCGGGTGGTCTTGGCGGCATATCTATTAATTACACTGGGCAAGCGCCAAACGATACTTCAAATGCTTTTATTGCTTGCGGGGATACATCGACTACCAGATTTGCGGTCCGTTCAAACGGTGGCGTTGCTAATTATAGTGCTAACAATGTCAACCTATCTGACATAAATACCAAGAAGGACATCACCCCAGCCAATGACACTTGGGACTGCCTGAAGGAATGGGAGATCGTTAACTTCCGCTACAAGGACCAGCCTGACGACGCTGACCTGAACATGGGCGTCATTGCCCAGCAGGTGGCTGAAAGCTGCCCGGAAGTGATCACGGTCTTCCAGGAAGCTAAAGAAGCCACCGAGACCGAGCCTGCCCAAGAAGAACGCCTCGGCGTCAAGGACCAACAGATGATGTGGATGGCCATCAAAGCACTGCAGGAGGCACAACTGCGCATCGAAACCTTGGAAGCTGAAGTAGCAGCTCTCAAGGGCGCGTAGTCCTACTCACTAATTGTTTTTAATTTACTGCTACAGTAATTGGAACCTTTCATCAAGGAATGGAACCAATTACTGTGCCAAAGTTAACCGTATCATTTGCGGTTGATCTTGAGGTAGACTACGACCCGTTCACTGGGCGAACACCTGATCAAGTGGCTGCTGCTCTCCAGGATGAGCTAGACAATCTCCTGTTTGAATCCAGCCCTGACGTGGTCGGCGTCTACACTTCCATCACAGCAATTGTTAACAATGACTGAAGATCTGGCTAAAAAACTCAACACTGCTGGTGCTTTTGATACCCCTTGGTTAAAGGAACAACTCCGCAACTGGAGTGTTCCGGCAGAACAACGGAAGTCCGACTTTATGGAACACATGTATCAGTGTTCTGGTCGCCAGGATCCCAGCCATCCAATGCATGGTTTGTATACCGGACTCTGGGCTGACTTCTGTATTCGGGAAGCAGGCCCTGTTATGCGTAACCGTTACTTCGAAATGATGGAAGCTGTCCGTCTTTATGAAGAAGGACAACTTCAACCTGCATAAATGTCTACACTGAACTGAACATTACTTAAGGACGTGCCACGCTAGTGGTGCGTCCCTTTTACTTATGGACACCACCAACGAACCTATTGATTCCATTAAGGAATGGCAAAAGTGGTATCGAAACCATAGGCTAATAGCTGAGATTGATACCCCCATGGAAACCAAGGACAGTCGTGAGAACCTGCACGACACCACCAATGCTGTTGCTCAACTTGTCAGTGATGCTGAGCAGTTGTCCTTAAAGAAAGCAACTGAGTATTTTGCTGATACATTGGCTGAGTTCAGTTGTGATCTCTCTGGTGAACAGTTGTTCAGTGCATTGTTAACGGCTGCAACTGACAACTACAACTACACAAAACATGAGTACGATAAGGCCAAGGTATTTTTGGACTTGATCAGTGGCAAGAAAGAAGAAGCCTGACTATCCCGTCTGGATCTGCGACAGCTGCGGTACCAAGTACGGCAGGTGGTATCAGTGCGATGTAGAAGCACCTAAGCAACACTATGCCACCTATCATTACGGGAATTGTGATGTCTGCAAATCAACACATATTCCTGTGACTGAGCCACGGGACTATGGTCATTTGATTGACGGTTGGGATCAGGAGACCCGGACTTTAATAGCAGAGCTAGTGCGATAAAGCTGACCAACGGCTACACCACTTGCCTGAGCTGCAGTGTCATCAGCTGCATTGATTAACGTAGTAATAAAGGTTGCACCAGAAGCAGTAAAGGTTCCGCTGGTCACATTATAAATCAAGCACTTGCTCCAAGAGAAAATAAAACTGTTGCAGCTGTTCCGCCTGACTCAGAAACAAAAATTGGCTGAACGTATTTAACTGGGTGGTTTGCAACGTTTATATGGGAGGTTCCGTTTGTTGAGATAGTAGTATTTCCAATAATTTTAGACCAATTTTCACCATCAATTGAACCGTTTAAAGCAATAACAACGTTAGTATTAATATTGCTGACAGTTGTAAATAAAGTGTAATTTTGTGTCACAATATCTCCACCCAGCTGGACCAGTGTGCTTTGTCCAGATGCAGGGGCGGCAAGAGATTCGTAAGTAGTAAAAAACCCTTGTGTATTGTGCATTGTTTTTCTGTTTTTTTTATTCTAAACCCATTGTTAGTTTAGTTTAAACTGTAAATACAGCTTAAGAATTATGTATACCCCTGGTCCTCAAGCGGCTCCTGCTCCGCAAACTGCCCCAACTCAAGCCACTCCCCAGCCCCAGGACAAACCCAAGGCTCCTGGTAAATCAAAGAATGGTGATGTCGGGGCCTTCATTCAGCAGTGCATCTCCCTCTGTTCCTATCTCAAGGAACTTCAAACACAGTCCCATCTCATTCACCTGAACTACGAGGGGTCGAACTTCCTCGGTGTGCATGGGTTCCTTAAAGACCAGTACGAGGCTCATCTTGAACAGTTCGATACGTTAAGTGAGTTCATCAGGTCCATGGACTACCTTCTGCCAATGTGTGCCCGTGGGCTGGCAGACGCAGGCCCTGGTATCCAGAACGTTACCAGCTACAAGGGTAACGATATGCTTGCTGTGTACTACAAGAACCTGGAAGAACTGGGCATGAAGTGCAAGAAGCTGGAACCCATTGCCGCCAAGGTTGGTGCCATTGATATTCAGAACTACATGGCAGAACTAACCGGTGAAGCATTCAAGGCTGCTTGGCAAATCAAGGCGACGCTTCGCAATGGATGAGCCTGTGGCAGTTGCAGCATAACGGAATACACTTATCAATCTCTTCTTGGATGCGGCTCCAGCCGTAACCATGATTTACCATGTCTGAAACATTCTTGTCCTTATCCCCAACGTGGTGGAACTCCAGGACACGATGATCATCTATCCCACACTCTTTGCATTTCAAAGTTTTCTTGTACTCCAAGAGCTTCTGTCTATTTTGGTGGATGCGTTCTTTACCCTTGGCCCAGGGCATAAATAACTTTTAGTTGTCTGCTTAATATAAGTAATTTATTAGGAATCGGGATGGAAGGTACCGCCCCTTCTCCTCTGCTTCCCAAAAGCAGTGTGATACTTTTCTACTACATCCCGAAACGGGGCCTCCTTCCAGGCTATCTGCCTGGCGAGTACCCCAAGGGTCGTGCCGGAATCGAACCGACTGTCAGTGCAGTGTGGCTTGTCGCCCTGTCCTTGCCAATGGACTACCGACCCAGTGACCCCCAGGTTTGTGCATCATCCTAAAAACCATTTTGGTGATATCAACAAAATGGTCTATGTATAGGAGCTAAGCATAGGGGGTGTTATTGGCAGGGGAGGCCATCCCCCTGGCCTGGTTGCCCAGGACTTCGATAATGGATCAGGTGTGCAAGCAGGGACCTGACCTCTATCAAAGATACTATACCAAATTATTCGTTAGGTGTTTTCCAGAAGTAATCATCTTGTTCACCAAGGCGGCCCCACTTAGGTGCCTGCTCTACATCAAAGTAACGGGTGGATACCTTGAAGTCAGGCGTCTTGAGGTCGTGGTTGGTCAGTGATGGATCGCACATGCGACAACGGTTATTGGGATAAGCACCAATTTGACCGTTGTCCAGAGCCACGATGTTATGGGATTTGTGCTCATCTGGAAACTCCGCAAAATAGAAGTCGGGTTCGTTTCTATGAGGATGGTAATTGTCAACCGTAAATAGATATGTGCCCTTCATTACACCTGCACTTCGTGTCAGGACTTCAAAACTCATATTGAAGATTAAATTCTTTTCAACAACAACTAACCCGTGATCAAACCCATTCCAGAACTGAAGGTCTGTCAACTCTAGATCTGGGGTTGGCGCTACGGGTTTGTCCGGATGGTCAGGGTCCCAGGACAAGAATGCACTGATGGGCAGCTTGTCATACAGCGCTCCGTACTCCATCAGGTACGTCTCAAAGTACAGGGCGCGGCCAGTGAGCGATTTACATGTAACCCAATAGCCGGGGGTGTATTCCCCATGGCCATCGCGCAGGTCACGCAAATACTCGCGCCGCACCCAGACCTTGACGGGAGGTACGTTCGCAACAAGAGTGGTCATCTAAACTCCTAATGAACTCCTAATCTATTTCAAATTAGGAACAAATTAGAAGTTACGATAGATCACTTTTTCTTAGGGGGCATAGCCTTCTTGGCAGGAGCCGCACCTTTCTTGGCAGGAGCCGCACCTTTCTTGGGGGGAACGGCTTCCTTCTTGGCGCCCTTGGCGGGGGCTGCCTTGCCAGCGGGGACCATGCCCTTGCCAGGGACAAACTTCTTGCCTTCAGCCATGATTAGAAATATTTCTTTACTAATTATACGAGAAATTACTTATTCTTATAACGCTTGGCTGCACGAGCGGCACGGCCTGCTTTCTCTGCTGCTTCCGTATTCTTCACAAATTGTTTTCCTTCTCTGCTAGCAGCACGTTTCTTCTGGTCTGTCTCCTGTCGTTCTTCTTTGGACAGTGACGCCCAGGCGGATTCCGGTAGGTACCGCTTGGTGTATCCCTTCTGTATTGCTTTGTCTGCCATAACAGGATTCCTAATAATTACCGTTTACTTGTTATCCTTATATTTCTTAGCAGCAGCTTTAGCTTTACTACGCTTTTCATATTCATCCTTTGTCATCCACTTCTCTTTACCCCACTTCTCCAAAGACTTCTGTTTTTCTCCCTTGCCTCCCTTATAACCACCACCTGCTTTCTCATATTCCTGAGCAACAAGTTGTGCCTTGCGTGCGCTCCACTGCCCTGGCTTACCGCCCTTAGAGCCAGACATCACACGATCTTTGATGTTCTCGCGTAATTCAGGCTTGGAATATTTGCTGTCGTCCTGGGGCATCAGGATTGTTTTTCTTTTCTTCTAATATTTTAGCCCACTTACACGGACGAGCAGACTTTGCCCAATCCCTTGGAGGATTAGGGATCAGGCTTTCCAGCTTCCAGAAGTAATCTTCTAGCCGTTCTTGTTCAGTTGGCTGTCTGAATTTACTTTTGGATGGGCTGTCCACCAAAACGCTCCATGATTTCATCCACATGCTCCAGGGATTCAAGCCTGCTCAGCATGTCGGCAATCATGTTAATCGTGATGGGATGCTCTGCTCGTGCAGCAAAAGCCAGTGCATCACGCAACGCTTCCGTCGCCTGCTTCACCGATTCCTTCACCTGGTTGGACAGAGCCATTTCCGATTCCTTGGGTGTTCTCAGTATAGGAGTTATGATCAGCATTGAGACGCGAGAGTTTGAGACTGTGGAGTAACTGGTTGTGATTATCTAAGAATTGATAACCCTGCACCAGTGCATCTTCGTATTCTTGCAGTGCCATTTTGAATTAGGTATTCGGTTTACTAAACCATCTTAGGGATGGATTCCGACCCATAGCTAATAATATCAGCGTAATCACTACAAACTGCATAGCATCCCTTAGCCTTCCAGCCTTCCACCTTCTCTCTGGTCGGAGGTTCCAGGTCGACAATGATGCAGTCAGGCCCGACGTTCTGATTGGGATAAGTCCAGATCTTGTTGCGGCTTGTCAGTGTGTAACAATCGCTCTCGTGCCAGAAGCAATGGTGCTGGTCCTTGAGTAAGTAAAGGGCCGGCAAGTTCTTGCAGTGGAGGATCAGGTATTCAGTCCGCTCCTTTAACCAGTGCAGATCAACAAAGTGCTCCGGACTATCGTGACCGAGGTAGAAGTTACCTTCAATGTAACGAATGTCAACCTCTACTTCATACAGCTCATTGATAGCTGCATCGATGTAGTCCGGGTTATTCTCTTTGTCTGGCTCTGGGCCGCGTAAATTACCGCGATGGGATATCGGGCTAATAAATACCATCAGGCAAACTCCTTCAAAAAAATGTCAAGATCTTCTGGGGTACCAAGCCCGTGCATGGCCCGAACTGGGACTGCAGAAATTTTTTTACCATCGTTGATGGCATAGTTGTAAGCAGGGCAAATATAAAACTCACCAAGGGTTCTATCGTCAGCTGCAATCATCTGATCTACGTACTTGACAAAGTCAGATCCCTTGCGCCACCAATACACACCGCAGGTGGCATCGTGACTGATTGGCTTCTTCTCCGCTACCTCAACGATGTTGGTTGTACCAGGCTCACGCTTGACGTAGCTCCACTTCGGGTGGGTGCTATAGAAAGTGAAGATCGCACCATCGGCCTTGCTGTTTTCCAGCTGGTACAGGCTGTGGATTGGATCCCACTCCAGGTATTGGTCGCTGTTAAGGATTAGCAGGGGCTTGTCATTGTCAATCAGATCGCGGGCCAGTAGTGCAGTGCACGCCGCACCTTCGGTAACACCATCGACTGAAACCACATTAGAACCAGGGGAGATCAGATTGAGAAGGCTGGGCAGACTGTATTGATCAATGTGTTCCTGCTGTGCAATGAACGTATAGTTCGCTTTGATCCCTACGTTTTCAACCACCCACTGGATCATGGGTTTGCCACGCACATCAATCAACGGTTTGGGGAACGTATAACCGGCTGCAGCAAACCGAGACCCACGGCCTGCCATTGGGATCAGTACGTTGAGATCTTCCATGTGCGGTTTAGGTTTAACGATGACTTCTTCTGTGAGAATGTTAATACCTTTCTGAATCTTTTCGGCAGTTAGATCCAGGCGGTTCTTAACGCAGATCACATGGGCGCCAGAGTCCAGGGCAGCTTGCTGGCCGACATGTGAATCTTCAAACACCACCGTGTTAGAAGGAGTTGCATTGCAATGGATCATGCACTCCCAATACAAATCAGGTGATGGCTTCTTGCGTGTCACCTCATCTGCACTGACGAAATAATCGATGAACGGGAAGAGGTGTAGGGAGTACAACGCATTCTGTACAGATTTACGAATGCAGTTGGATGCCACCGCCACCTTGATGCCTTGGCACTTGATGTGAACCAACAGCTCAATCAACTGCGGATCCATTTCAAACTCGTTGAAATAGTCCGTTGTCAATCGTTGTTTGATGTCCCAGACCTTTTGGTGGTACTGGGTTGGCAGTCCCTTGTTCTTGGTCAGTAGGTCCAGCTTCACACTGGTAGATAGGCCGTCGTATGTCTTGAGGTGTTCCTCACGGGTGATCACATACTTCGGGTCAATCTCAGCCAGGGCTTCATTCAATGCCTGAAAGTGGATGTCCTTACTGTCGACCAGGACTCCATCAAGATCAAAGCAGATGAGTTTATTCATGACGCACCCTTAGTTGAATCCACGGTATCAAAGAATGCTTGATCGCGGTGTTCTTTTTGGTGACACACGAGTGAGTTATATACACACTTGAAGTGAGCGTAAGGAGCAACGCGACGACTCCATTCCAGATCTTCTTCATCCATGTGCCCCAGGCTTTCGTCGAAGGGGTGCTCAATCAACAGGCCACGGTGCACGCAAAGGATGTTGCCTGAGATATACACCTCATCATTGTGATCCCAATCTTTGTAGTCATAGAACTGGCGATCATCCAACTCACGGGGACCACGGAATCCACTCCAGTCGTACCAGAACCTACCGCCGTCTGCCCGTTGTTGCGGGAACGCAAGTACATTCCAGTAGTTGTGGTATTCAAACTCCGACAATTTCTTGGCCCAGTTGGGGGTCAGCCACATGTAATCATGCATCAGGCACAGGCGATCAAAGTCTGCCTTCTGCGCCAGGATGTTTTTCTTCTTGGTGATCCACATTGGACGCACCGATTCATCGAAAGTGATGAACTCGATGTCGGGGTGGTCCAGCTCCTCAACAATGGCGTCGGGTGCTTCTGGGCCAATGACCAAGATCTGGTAGTCGTCGAGATCCTTGGCTTGGTTGCGGATGGATTCAACGCACTTGATCAGGTGCTCGGCATTGGTATAGCCGGTGCAGATACCAAAAGTAATGGTGAAATCCTTAGGCACTTCAGGGCCACGGATGATGTTAACCGTGTATTGCCGGAGCCGATCCTTGTGGAATGCAACCACATCTGGGTGGGGGACCACTTCCTCCTTGTGTTTGATCTCAGCGTGAAGCTCAGGTTCCACGATGATGGCGTAACCGGCATCACGGATTCCTTGGCATAAGCCCCAGTGCTCACAACCCTTTTCACCATCCCATGCAATGTCATGCTCCTCCAGAATGGAGCCACGGATCATGGCAATCGAACCAAAGGCGCTCTTGACTTCGATGGGAAAGTTATCTTCCCAGTTGCGCCGATCATCTGGATCGAGGAATGGGTTGGCGGCAAACGTCATCCCCTGGTTTCCTTCCAGGTCGATCAGTGCCCAGCTGTCGTAATAAGAGGGAAGTCCGGTGTCACCAATCGCATCCGTAACGTCCTGTACCGTATTAGGTGTGATCATCCCCAGGCCTGGATCGTTCTCCATCTCCATGACCATCGTCTCAACGAGATCAGGACGGTAATGAACGTCACTATCGACAACCAGTAGGTAATCAAAAGCCCAGAAGTCAAGGGAACTCAGGCAAATATTGCGGTATCGGGCCAGCCACTTGGTACGTTCGGTCGACTGAACACTGCCCCACTTACGGGATCCAGTCTTCTCGGAAGTCAAAAATCCCTTGCGATCTTCCATCCAACGCAGCAGGATTCCTGCCGTCATATCTTTGGAATCGTTCTCCAGGAAGGCGTAGATGAAACGGTATCCCCTGGGGATCAGCTCGTCTTCCATCCATTCGTACTGGGCAAGCGCGTGACCAATGTTGTCACTGTTATCTCGCCACAGTGTGAGCACTGCGATGCGCTTGCCAGTCATGAATGGTTTACAGATCTACCCGAATATAAGAGATTTCTTCTGCTTGTAAACGCTTCTCAAACTCGTCGGCTTCTATTGTTTCAACATCTTCAAACACTTTGCCATTCAGGCAACCGGTCCTGCACTCCTCATCAAAGTCAAGGTAGAACCGTGTGATGTTGGATGCCATCGATCAGACTCCAAATACTGGTATGCGTTGTGAATTCATACAGCAATACAACCGTTAGGACCACCATCGCAATACGTCCGTTCACCCGCTCGGCGTACCAGATGTGATCGTCAAAGTTTGTATGGCCCTTCCAGAATTTTAAGTCAGGGCATTCTTCCAGGATGTATTGGCAGATGGCTTGGAGGATCCAGCCGAAGCAGGAGATGTATCCCTGAACGCCGAGGATGAACTTGTTCATTGACGGGAGGCTACTTCATGGAAGAAGACGTAGGCATCAATACCTACGACTACTAGAATAGCGCCCAAAATCGTCAGGATTGCATACGTAAAGTCCTTCATGTGCAGTCCGTTGCTATATGCGATAGCTTAGTTGCAATATACAAAACCGTCGATGGTTGCTAAAATTAATTCATCTGATCCTTGGATCCGGGCCAAGGATGAGCAACCAGAGAAGATGCGGGACCTAAACAGGACCGCAGCCAGAATTACGCTTAACGGAAAACGTCACTATACAACTCCGTTACCCACTGGACCTGCGCCGTCCGTAACTACAATCATCAGCGAAACTGCTTCCGAAGCAAACAAGCGGAAGCTGGAGATGTGGTCGAAAGCTAACCCTGGCGTGAAAGAAGCAGCTGCTGAACGGGGGACTGCCATACACTACGGGATGGAGCAGTACCTAAAAGGAAACAAAACTCCGGAGATCGCTGATGACTACAAGGACTTTTGGGCGGGCATGCCTTCGATCCTTGATCAATTTCAAGAGGTCCTGTGGGCGGAATCTCCTGTTCTTGAAAAGTTTAACTTTACTATCGGTGCTGATGACGTTGCTCGCGTGTGGGGTTGCGATAACGACGGGCGAAGTTGGGCTGGTGCTCCCGACATTATTGCTGTGGCTAATAACAAGCTCACTCTGGCTGACTTGAAAACCAGCGTCAAACCTTATAGTCGCAAGTGGCCTAAGGACCTGGATAAGGGGTCGCCGGAATGGCGGGATCTCTTGGGCGGTCACATGAAGTTCAAGAAGACCTGTAAGCAGCTGGCGGCCTATGACATCGCCATCCAGCAGACCTTAGGTATCAAGGTGCAGCAGGCGGCAATCTTGGTTTCAACTCCTGTCCGCACTCAGGTGTTCAAGATCTCCAGGCGGTATCTCGATATTCTGCATGAGGACTGGTACAAGATTGTTGCAGAGTATTACGCCCAGGTTGAGAACTGCGGTGTCTACGATCCGGACTTGATCTGATGCCTGAGTGGAATCCAGACAGCCCTGAGGAACGGCGCAAGAGGACAGCATGGTCTGTCGCAACTTCATGCGCAGTTAAGACAGGTGAGAATCCAGTTGATATCTACAGCCGGATACTGGATGAATTCAAGGCTATGGATGAGTCCAATGAGTCTAAGTGATTTCAGAAAGCTGTAAGGGTTCCCACGGATTGGTCGCCGTAGGATAAGAAAACACTCAGCTCCACCCCAGATGGAAATTTATATTTCCCTGGGAGAGTGGATAAATACTCTTCAGTGCCGCATGAGCAATGCGGTGGATGGGGATTGTTTTTATCTGCCCTCCCTCATGCATCTTCATGCGTTTTATCTGGTGAAAGATGCTTCGTTCCCTGATCGGAACTTTAAAGTAGAACTTAAGGAAGATAGCCGAGCATGACCAGCCGCAGCCAGCAAGCCCTCAGACCAGGCGAGATCAATCTCAGCTACATCCCTCTGGACTGGCCCCTCACGCCCTTGGGTGCCAAGAAGGATCCCTACGTCAACGGGTGGCAGAACAAACCGTTCAGCGTACGGGAAGTCGAAGAAGAAATTGTCGCTGGCAACTGCAGGGCTATCGGTCTGCTTGGTGGTCCGGTCTACAACCATCCCTATGGCTTGGTATGGGTTGATGTCGATGGCCCCAGCGTTTATCCGCTCATCGAAGGCATCTCTGACCTGCCCCTCCAGGAAGCACTGCCTCCGACCCTGACCATCCTCAGCGGGAAGATCGGTCGTGAGCGGAAGCTGTATCGCCTGGACCGGGAGAAGCACAAGCACTTCGTCCGGAACAAATACACCTGGCACGCAGAAGAAGATAAAGAAAAACTGGAGATCCTGTGGCAGCGGCACCAGGGCGTTCTCATGGGTCTACACCCTGAGACTGATGGTTACTACACGGCAGAAGGCCAAGGTTTTGAGTGGGTGCCAGAGCTGCCTGAGTTCCCGGACTGGCTGCTGAACGCCATCATCAACAAGAATGTTCGCCAAGGCACACCGGCTCGCGAACGTACTCGGATCGTTGGCCCCAGCTTTGCCATCAACGCTGAGGTTTCCCTTGAACGGGACATGAAGCTGGCGACAGAAGCCATGTGGGCACTGCCGCCGGAAGCAACGGATGACTACGACATTTGGATCACGATTGGTCAGTCGCTGCACTCGTTGGATGAATCACTGCTGGAGCAATGGGACGAATGGTCCAAGCAGTCGGAAAAGTACAGGGACGGTGAGTGCCACAGGCGTTGGCGTTCCTTCTCGAAAGGTGGTGGCCGTGGCGTCGGCTCCCTTATTCACATCGCCCAGGAGCATGGCTGGAAGCCTTCCCAGGAACACCGTGCGATGAATGTTGATGATGCGACATTAGAACACGTTTCAAATTTATTGGCTGAACTAGAAGAGGATCTACAGATGGCACCTGAAGTACTGGAGCAAACCACGGCTCCCACTGCTGCTCAACCGTTGTGGAGTTCACGGCAAAAGCAGGTGCCTGCAGACAAAACAGGCAAAGACCAGCGGACGCGAAACCCTTCATCGAACGTAGTTACCGACGTTGTTCTGGATCTGTATAAGGGGGATCTGCTCTTCAGTCAACCCCACGGTCAGTTTTTTCAGTACCAGAAGGAGGCCCGTGGTCTCTGGTCACCCCTGACCAAGATTGAGATCTTGGGCGACATCCGCCACAAACTGCAACTGCTGGGTGACTTCCTCCCCAATGGCTTCAGCTCCAACCTGATGAACGATGTGTTCAGCCAGCTGCAGTCGATCCTGTCCTTTGAGGACTGGTATGACGGCTCGGAATTCCTGCTGTTCACCAACGGTGTTCTGAATGTCGAGACCAGGGAGCTGCTTCCATTTACTAAGGAGCAGCACATGATCCAGCAGATGCCGTACCCCTACGATCCATCTGCTACATGTGAAGAAATTGTTAAGTGGCTGAAGCATACGCAGCACGACAGCTGGGAGCGCACTCAAGTTCTGCGGGCATGGCTTAGGGCCACACTCTTGGGTCGCTATGAGATCCAGAAGTTCATTGAGATTGTGGGTCCGGGTAAGTCGGGTAAATCCACCTACGCCAACTTGGCTGTCGCACTGGTGGGTAAGAGTAATACCTACTCAACGGACTTCGAGAACATGGAGAAGAACCGTTTTGAGGCAGCTGCTTACATGGGTAAGAAGCTGTTGCTGTTCCAGGATGCTGACCGCTGGGGTGGTTCGGTCTCTCGCCTGAAGGCCATCACCGGTAATGACTGGATCCGTAGTGAACGCAAGTATCAGGGCGAAGCATTAGATCCATTCCAATACCACGGGATGGTGATGATTACGGCCAACGAAGCTATTCAGTCCACCGACTACACCTCTGGTTTGGCCCGTCGTCGCCTCACCATTCCTTTCGACCGTCCGTTCACGGGCGGCCCGAATGAACAAAAGGAACTGATTAAGTTCAATTCCAAGGGTGAACCACAGGGTGTGTTCTCGCCTCTGCTGCCAGGGCTGGTGAACTGGCTCCTGGACATGAGCGAGGAGGAGATGCGGAACTACCTGATGGAGACCGCCAAGCGGGTGAAGTTCTTCCAGAAGTACGAGAAGATGCAGAACCTCAGGTCCAACCCACTGTTGGACTGGATGGAACACAAGGTGGTGTATGACCCAGGTGTGAGTTCAGCTGTGGGCTTCACAAAGAATGCACCGATGGGTTCATCCCATATCTATGCCAATCAGGACAAGTGGTTGTACGCAAGTTATGCCGAGTTCTGCCGCCAGTGCAACGTTGGTGTGATGTCACGGAACCGCTTTGAACCTCTGTTTGTTGATGTCTGTAAGCATCAGCTCAAGATCAACGCATTCCCCATGCGGAATACCAGGGGCATGCGGATGGTGAACGTTGCCGTACGGGAGTCCAGCCCGAAATATGAGGATTGGCCGTCCGTTGTGGAGGTGTCATCCGATAAACAGAAGTACAAGGAGTTCTATGGGATGTCGCTAGAAGTGAATGCTGATGCGACAATGGAAGATGAACTAGAAAATGCAGATGTCTAATGGGCGTCACCTAATCCTGGACCTGTATGACTGCGATGCAGAGGCCCTGGATAATTACGACCTGCTGGAGGAGTGGCTGGAAGCTGCCCTCCTCATGTCCAAGGCCACGATTCTGCGGATCTTTGGTGAGAAGTTTGAGCCGCAAGGTGTGACGCTACTGGCACTCCTGGCTGAATCCCACGCATCGATTCATACCTGGCCTGAGATGCGGTATGCCGCCATTGATTTGTACACCTGCGGGGATACAACCAACACCCATAAGGCAGCTGAGTTTTTGAAATATAAACTCAAGGCGCAAGTTGCAGAGGAGCGGGAATTAACACGTTCCATCACTCCAGTTGCTGCAAACTTCCAGAAATCGCTAATGGAGATGTGCGCTGGAGAAATCCGTAACATTGACGATGTGCTCGAAGAAGTAAAAAACTCTGTATAGTTAATCGAGAATAACTCGATTGAATGTCGAAATCTAAACTGCTTTGGGTAGGTGACATTATTGCCACCACTGGTTTCGCACGTGTCACCCACAACGTTCTTGAACGTCTGAAAGACGAGTACGAAATCGTTGTACTGGGCTGCAACTGGCACGGTGATCCAGACCCAATGCAGGAAGAATTTAAAATCTATCCAGCATCCAATCGCTTCCAGCAGGCTCCTTTTGGTGAGGATCGGATTCGGGAAGTGGTTGAGATTGAGAAGCCAGACATCGTATTTACGATTAACGACTGCTGGATTATTAATGAGCAGTACAAACGTATTGCTGATTTGCACCAGAAGATGGGCTTCAAGTTCGTGGGGTACATGCCCATGGACTCCTATAACTGGGTTGGTTGCCTCAATGAGACCGCCAACAACTGGGACGCCATCGTTTCCTATACGGAATTTGGGGCTCACGAATTTATTAAAGGTGGGATCCAGAAGCCCATCACTGTTATTCCCCATGGGGTGACGGCTGGTCAGTTCAAGCCTGGGGATAAGGTTGAGGCACGCAAGAACCTGGGTCTGAAGGAAGATGCCTTCATCGTGATGAACGCCAACCGGAACCAGTTCCGCAAACGGATCGACATCACCATCGACGCATTCGCTCGCTTTGCAGTCGATAAGCCCGATGCCATGCTCTACCTGCATATGGGCTTGAAGGACCAGGGTTGGGATGTGATGCAGGTTTTTGGGCGTGAGATGCACAAGCAAGGTCTGGATCCCAATGGCCGCATCATCATGACCGGTAATACCCAGAACCCACCTTCGGTCCCAGTTGAGATGCTTGAGACCATCTATCAGTGTGCCGATGTGGGTGTCAATACCTGTAAAGGGGAAGGCTGGGGTCTGGTGAACTTCGAGCACGCGGCCTGCCGTGTGGCGCAGGTGGTGCCGAACCACACGTCCTGCAAGGAGATCTTCGAAGGATATGGAAAGCTCATCCGCTGTGACCACGTGGATGTAGACACCAACTTCGCTCGCGAGATGCCCTGCCCCTCCGCCGAACACCTTGCAGAGATCCTTAACGAGCTGTACGAGGACCGCGAGAAACTCGATGCCGTTGCCGAACTCTGTTACCTGCGGGCCACTGACGAACAGTTCAACTGGGAGACCATCGCTGCTCAATTCAGTGGGGTGTTCCAGGAGGTGATGAACCCTGTGCTGGAGCCTGAGGCGTTGGTGACTCCTAAAAAGAAAGCGAAGAAGAAGGAGAAGGAGCTGGTTCCGGCCTAAGGTGCATGGGGACGAAACCTGTGGGGAATGGCCTCTGCTTCGGCAGGGGCTTTTTTGTGCGTTGGTGCGGCACGAAGGCACGAAGGCATGAAGGCATGAAAGTACAGGTGTATCAAGGTCTCAGGGTGAGACTCAGGTGTATGTGCAGTGATTCGGACTTTAGGCCCCTTCCCACCCTTACATAGAGTAAATTACACTCTGATCACACTGTTATTTACTCTATAGAAAGATAAAACATATGGTAAAGTCCCTAACTCTGCACACATTCCCGCCATGGCCAGGCAGTACAGACCCCTTCCTCCCCTGGAGGAACTCAGGCAAAAGGTCAAGCTCACCGATGACTACCCCAGTGGTCTGGAGTGGGTTAACACCACAGGCCGCCATGCAGCTGGGCAGATGGCTGGGTACCTGGAACACCACAAGAGGTACTACGTGGTATCGCTGTGGGGGCAGAAGTTCCACGCTCACCGCGTTGTGTACTACCTGCGTACCGGCCAGGACCCAGGTAATGCGGACGTACTACGTCCCGATGACCGTCCCAGGGATTCGCTGCCTGCTGACATGTGGCTTGAGCAGCGCAAAACCGTAAAACCACCAACTCGTCGCAATCGTCGTAAATCGGACTGGTATTGAGATGGCAAATTTGATTGAAAGCGGGAACCCTCAGTTCCGTCACGTCCAGTGCATTGAGAATCTCACTGAGTCTCAGTTGAATCTCCTTGGGTACTACCGGGGGCACCCATGCCTACACGGCCATGTGATCCGGGACTCCACCCACCACTGGTGCTATGAGTGCGCCAAGAAGATCCTGAGCAACGTCTGTGGGTTCGACATCAACTACGTCACAGGTGAATACAAGACCAAATACGCCAAGCTCTGGAAAAAGGTGGCGATTGGTTTCCCGGAAGACTGCTGGGAGATCGAATCCCCTGGTGGTGCTACCCCCAAGAGAGTGTGCCTACCTTCCTACCGCTCGCACTACAGCAAGCAGAAGTCTGAAAACGTCAATGTCCACAAGGCGCTTTACCAGTGCGCTTGGGGTGATGTTGGTGCGTTGGTGGTGACCCGTCTGTGTAACAACCCAAGGTGCGGCAACCCACTACATATGGTGTCCAGCTTTAACCGTACGTATCCACCACAGACGATCAATCCCCTAGAGGTAGAATTCAAGGCAGAGAAACTGATGCTCTACAACCGGCAGTCTCAACGTGAGTCTGGTATTAGACCGGTAATAGAACGTGAGTTCAAGAATGCTATTACCAATTCTCAATACGTAAAAGATCGACCAGAGTACAATGAATAAATAAAGATTGTTGTGTAGAAGTGGCTAGATTTTCGAATCAAGCTAGTCAACGACAGAGAACAAAAACTAATCCGCTTGTTCTTGGTTCTTTCAACCAAACTTCGTTGCGCTATCTGACAGGTAAATTAGGCCCAGAATACACTGTTGGTCTGAATGGTTATGGTGGCGGCACCATGAACCATTGGTTTCAGATCAACTTAACAACCCCGGCGTGGATTATTACTCGTAAAGGTGGTCCGCGCCCTAACTACATCCAGGTTTCTGCGTACGATCTCAACCTCAACCCGATCCAGGGGAGGATGATTTTCGATCAAGACAGTATCTCAGCTGTCAATACCAATGGTCAAACGTATTACCCATACGTTGGTCACGTGATGGATGCTGGCTCATACTTCTACAACAACTTCAACCCCAACCGTGTTGATCTTGGTAACGACCTGTACTTCCCACTGGAAATCGGTAGTTACCTCCTGTGTGTATCCTCCACGCGCAACGAGCCCTTGGATTATTCCCTGGGCATTGTGATTGAAGTTGCTGACATCAGTCCGTTCCTGATCCTGGAGGACTTCTCGTTCTTTCTCCTGGAGGATGGCACTGACCTGATCTTGTGTGACCTGTCGGATACTTTCACTGGCTTTGAAGAACACGAGCACTCCCTCTCGGAATGGGAGGCAGCCTGGAACCGTGAGCATCCACCGGATGACAAGTTTCCAGATGTATTTATCCCATTGGCAACACGACCATGATGCGTTTCTACAACTGGTTTGTTTGCAAGTTTTTCAAACGGTGTATCTATATGTCACCGACTGAAAATTTCCGTCGCTATTGTGAAGAAAATCCTGGTGCCAGCCAGTGTCGGATCTACGACATCTAAACACGTTCTCTTCCTTACTTAAAAAGAAAAAGAAAAAATGCAAGCGAATTACTCGTCACAAAATCGTAACGACAACCAAGACGGATCAAGGTCATCTAATAGTGACGAGGCTGATTCCATGGCTGTGTACTGGGAAAAATTACGTATGGATGGCCAGTTTGGCCGCTGGCAAAAGCCGGCGACAGATTAACGATTGGTTGTCACGGCGCACCAGGCGTAAACGTGTTCAGCAATTTGATCAATACCTGAGTGGGTTTGGTGGTACCAGGGCCAATGCTATTGCAATGCGTCAGTTGTACGTATGGCTGGAGCAGATACCAGCTGGTGACATGCTTTGCTTCCGTTGTGAATCAGCTAAAGCAGAAAAGCAGATGAGGATATGGCAGAAGTGGATTGATCGCCATGATCCAAACCTGTTATCTGATATTGATACAAGTACGAAATCTTTCTATATCTATAAACCAAGGATCATAGAATAAAAGAAACGGGAGATTCCCATGCACAAACTTAATGAGTATCTTGAAGTAGCACTAGCCGTTCATGCGGCGTGCTCTGCTATCTGCGCCCTGACTCCGACCCCCAAGGATGATCAGCTTGCTCGCAAGCTGTACCGTCTGATCGAGATCGGTGCCCTGGTGATTGGCCGCGCTAAGCAACGCTAATTAGGTAGCGCCTGAAACCAATAGACCACACCATCATTATTTTCAACCCACTCACGGGTTTTATATGCGTCGCTCTTGTCGAGGGTGACGCATTTTCTTTCTTCTCCTAACTCCCAGCAGATGTTGACGCGGATGTGTGGTTCCTTGTAGTTCTTCACTTGCTTACCAGGATGGCCCAACCTGTGTTTTTTCCGTCGCATTCCCATCGCCGTAACCAATTTTTCTTGCTGTATTTAACTGCAGTTCCTGCTTTGCGGTCATTGCTAACGTAACCGCCATTCACCATGTCTGCTTCTCCGTTGGGGTCATGGAAGACAAACGCATCGGGTGTGAACCCAATACAGCAGGTCCAGTGACCCCCACCTGTTGGGTAGGAGACGGTTCCTTTATGCAGCCAACCAACGGCAACAGGCCTGCCATTGCGGATCTCATTTTCCAGTAAGGCGGCATTCCCATTGGTGATGAACTTGGCGTTGAGTCCCAGCTCCCTCAGGGCTCCGAGCTGAGCATCCTTGTTGGTGGTGTCACCGTACTTAGCTCGGATCTTGTTGTACTCATCATCGTTTTTAACCTTCCCGTAATAACGTGCGATCATGGCACAGGTTGACGAGAAGCATTCGCGATACCCTTTACCCGATTGGTTATCCAGCTGGTACTCATAAGGAACAGGCAGGATCTTTTGATTGATGACATCAGGTTCATTGGCATCCGGCACCTGGGTCTGACGATCCATTACCTGGATTAGTTTGGTTACATATACAGGATCTGTCGCGTAACCCTCTTCTTTCAGAAGTTGGGCGCACTCATTGCGTGTTTTGGCACGGTTAACGCCTTGATACCCGTTGAAATCTTTGTACCACCTGCTGACCAGGTAGTCCACGCAGGCATACAAGTTATCGAAACGCTTGAACCAATCCTTGATCTCAATCTCTTTACCACCGACAAATTCCTTGGTGGTGACATAACACCCCTCGCCATCTTTTGATTTGATGCCGAAGTAATTATGGGTGCACGATACATGTTTTCCTTGGGCACTTTCAACGTACCACTGAGCTGCCACGCATTCTGGGAATTTAGCACCAGCTTTTTTAGCAGCAGCAATCACCCCATCCCAGGTATTAGGGAAATCATCTGGAGCATTACGGTACTTAGTTGCAAACTCACTGAGCTGTTCAGGAGTCAACTGAGATTGCAACCAGTTCCAGGCATCTACCTGATGTTGCAGTCCCTTATAAAACTCAGCAGCATCCGCAAGTTTTATTGTCATTGTTTATGTATTAACTAGCAAGGCTAATGATGCTACCTGTTACTGTACCGCTTGCCGTTTGCAGGCGTAAAGTAGAACCTGATACAGAATAAGTTAAACCAAATCCCAGAGCGTTAGATTCAGAGATTACAGCTACAACGCCAGCTCTCCACATAATGATTCCTGTATATTGAGCTCCACTGCTTGTATTGTAAGCTTGCACAAAACCAAAACCGCCAATGCCTACACCATTAGCAATGGTTACAGGTGTTGTGGTTACATTGATAAAATCATAACTAGCTATAGTACTTCCTCCTAAACGGATGCCGGAAGTCGCTGTTAACGAATTTGGACTTGTGCTACTGCCAATACAAAATCCTCCTGCCGCAGGTATTCTTAATCTTTCTGAACCATTAGTTCTAAATACTTGAGGGTGATTGCTAAATGTTCCAAAAATAGCGTATCCATTATTGTCTTGATACCACTGAGAATTAATGGTTCCATCTACACTGCGAATTTCATTTTGATTTGCTGCGCCTGAAATTTCAAGTTTTACACTAGGACTAGCAGTTCCAATTCCGACCTTTCCATCAGCTTTAAATGTAGCTGCAACACTGTTCCCAGGATTTAAAGCAATGTCACTATTAACAGAATAAATATCTAATTTTCCTCCACTATTGCGAAGTGTAATATATGCATTTTGTTCAGTTCCAGAGTTTGTTTGTAACCGTATTTCAGAATCTACAGAGCCGCTGTAAATTTGCAACGGTTTATTTGGACTGCTGGTCCCGATTCCAACTAAACCACCAGAAGTGACAACAAATTTATCTGAATAAGAACTTCCTGGGGTTTGAATAGAAAACACACCATTGGTATTACCAATGAATGTTTGGCTTGTACTGTCTTTTAATGCAAGGAAAGTTCCAGTTGTATTAGTGCGTTCAAACACAACAGGAGTTCCTGCTGTGCCTGATACATGAAGAGTGTTTGATGGGGCGCTGGTACCAATACCAACCCGACCAGAGCTGTCAATCCTTAATACTTCGGTACCACCTTCTGCAAATGCGATGGTATCAGCTGCTGGAAAAAAGAGTCCGGTGTTTGGGTCACCAGTGGCTTGAATAGAGGGAGAGGAAGCTGAACCTGCAGGGAAGGTGAGGGTACCACTGGTACTAAGGTTACCGCTGGCATCTAGGGTGAGAGCAGCAGAGGCAGCACTTGGGTGCTGAATTTGGATGACTTTAAGGGTACTCATGGCTTCACCTCCAGGGCAGCAAGACGTGCTTCAAACGAAGCGTTCAAGGTTTCTAATTGTTCAATACGTTGGATTGATTCTTGCAATGCGGCAGTGAGAAAAGGAACCAATTTAGATTGGTCAATTCCTTGATAATTTGGAGTTCCGTCTGGATAGATACCGTCTTTTGTACCACTTACGGCTTCAGGTATGATTTGCTGTAACTCATGTGCAATAAAACCTGTACTGTGTTCATCTTTGTGTCCAATAAAATTAAAAGTTACCGGACGAATTTGCTTTACTATTTCAAGCGCATTTTTTACATCTTTGACATTTTCTTTTAAACGATAATCAGAGGTTGAGCTAAACGAAATAGATGTTGAAGACGCTCGTGTAATACTTCCAATTCTGGTTCCTGCCGAATTACCAAATTGCATATAGATAGCACCAGTGCTGTCATTAGTGGTGCTAAAAGCCGCGCCCGCAGTGGAGTTAAAGAAATCTCCGTGGACAGTAAAGCGTCCACCACCAGACATTACGGCTGTTTCGGTCCCAAGGCTAACGCTGTTATTTGCGCTGTATAGCGTGCCGCCATTATTAATCCTAAACCGCTCTGTCGGAGTAGATGCTCCATCCCCAGTTGTCGCAAACATCAACCGTCCGGGATAATCACCTGCACCAGGTGTCGCATCAGCTAGTACAAAAATACCTGCAAAGGTATTACCTGCACTATCACCAAAAACAAGCCTGCCTATATCGCCACCAGAAGCAATTGATGCGGCGCCTAATCCACGTTGAATAGAAACAATACCTTCTCCAGTGGAACTTCCTGCGTACCCTTGAACAACTAAAAGGCCATATTGACCTTGAGGTTGCGTAGGACTATTGGATGTACCTATTAAAAGTCTGCCGGAACTATCAATACGAAGACGTTCCGTAGAATTAGTTCTTATGGCAAGTGCTTGCGCACTCATTGTGCCAATTACAGATTCAGCTGCATCTTGGCCAATTAATTGAAGACCAGTTGTTCCACCACTACCTGTAATTTGAATTTGATTACCACCAGCAACATAGATCGTTCCGTTTACATCTAAAACATTACGTGGACTCGTAGTCCCGATACCCACCCTGTTATTACTTGCATCTACATATAACGTCCCACTGTCAACGCTTAAGTTCCCACTGGAATCTTCAGTGAGTGTAGACCAGGCTAGGGTCCCAGCTGTACCACTGTTTTTAAGCAGCTGGTTAGCACTACCGTTACTTGACGGAAGGGTAATGGTGTTAGATCCAGCAGCAGCAGGGGAAGCTAATTCAATGTAACCAGAGGTATCCCCATTAATCCGAACTTTAGCCATTAGTTCCTACCTTTATATTGCCAGTATAAAATGCTTGTGTTTGCCATGGAAGTGAGTAAACCTACGAGGCTTAGGTAATAGATAATGAGTTGAAAAGTCCGGCAACTCGCCAAATGATACCGTTCTCGCCAGATGCTTGATTTGTATATGTAATTGTCACAGTATTAGCTGACCGTGTAACAGCAAAGTCTCCAGTTGAAACTTGGAAACTACCGACTGATTCATTGAGGGTTTGACGAATTGTTGCTCCTCCACCAGCTCCACCTGTGTCTGCGGTGAGAATATCGTAATCAAAGAATGCGTTCAAAGCAGCGTTTGCGGAAAAATAAACCTGAATATAGACTTTTATCATTACGCTGCTAGAGCCGCTAATTGTTAAAACATTTGTTGTTGAAGCTGGTATATTGTTGTCAGCCTTGGTATCACAGGCAAACCAGCTAGTAAGAGTTGGTCCTGCTACTTGAAGAAGATGTGATGTGGAAGTCGAAGACGTGCCAATTAACAACCTGCCGGAGCTGTCAATCCGAACGCGTTCAGTTCCAGCTCCACGGATGATTAGATTACCACTGCTTGCTCCTGCATAAAAATCAACATAATTATCCGTAGAAGTTGCTGATTGAAGCCTAATAACATTATTACTTGCGCTATTTTGTGCATAAAAAGTATCAACTCCCGCACTTCCTTGAACAATATGCGTTGCAGCGCCAGGAGAACCGGTGCCAATACCTAGCCTGCCAGAGCTATCAATGCGAACACGTTCGGAGTAAGATTCAGAACCAATTGCGCCAGTGTGTGTATAAAATTGAAGACCGCCACCAGCAGATGGAACAAGTGCGGCGCCACCATTATTAGCTGCAACTAACTCAATTCCACCACCGTTTGAGTTATCAAGCGTTAAACGAATGGAGGCGCCAACAGGAGAAGAGGTGGTCCCTACACCCAACCTCCCAGAACTATCGATATATAAACGATCACTACCACCAGTCACCAACGAAACAATATCAGTACCAAAACGGATACCGGTATTGGCATCAGACCCTTGGAATGCAGGAGTACCAGCGGAACCATCAACGCCCGAGATACCTGTACTTCCGTTAATAATGACTGGCATTTTTCAATTCCTCAAACAAGAACCCATGCAGCACCAGATGGCACGGTTACTGTGACACCTGAGGCCACCGTGAGTGGGGTGGCAGTAATGGCGTTGTAGCCACTGGTGAGCGTGTAGGACGTAGTGACGGTCTGACTGGTTTCAACAAAAACCCGGTCACCACCTGAACCA